CTTCGGTCTGTGCGGATCTTCTGTGGTTAGTGAAGCTGCGTTCGCGTACCACACGATACCAGCCTTAGCGGCGCATGTCCACGGGATGCGGAGTTGCAACCAGATTCGGATGCCGTAGACACGAGTTCCAGCACACCGTCTCCCTCTACGTCTCCGCTTGCCGTCAGCCTGAGACCTCCTGGGAACAGGCCTGATACGTGCTCTGCCAGGGCCTCTGGAGTGGCCTCCCGGATGGCCGACAGGATACGCTCGGCGCTTGGCGCCACGTCGCTCGGGCGTGGCCTTGAGGCTGCCTGTAGCTTGGCCTCGGCCAACTCCGCCTTGACCTTTGAGCGTCGCTCCTTCAGCTCCCGAAGCTTCGCCGCTGCGCGATCCTCGCTCAGCACTCCGCGCTCCAGAAGCCGCAGAACCCTGTCTTCCTCTGACGCCAGCTTGGAGTCGTCTGCCTCGGACGCCTTCGCCCTAGTAGGCGCCTGTCTCGTTCTTGCCCGCAGCGTCGCCTCTATCTCTCCAGGGTCCGCCAGGGCCTCCTTGATGCTGGAGACGACCTCGGAGTCAATATCGGAGACTCGCCTGTAGGATATCCGTACGTGACCCTCCTTCCGGCCAGACACCCAGGCCCCGCATGCGTAGTACAGCGTAGTTCCACGGCGCCTAGTGGGCCTGACAATGACCCGGACGGCCGATCCGCACTCGGCACACGTCAAGATGCCGCGCAGTATCGCCTTGTGTCGCGGTATCCTTCCGCCAGATCGCTTCTTGTTCTTGGCTCTGGAGGCCTCAGCCCTGGACGCCAGGGCGTCGTCTATGAGCCTTGGGACAGGTATCGAGATGCCGCTATGCAGCCAGACGCCAAGAGCGTGACCGCTGCGAACAATCTCCAGAACCCTGGACGCGGTCCACCGGCATCCGCCCCTGGTAGACAGTCCGTCAACGTCGAAGGCCTTGGCTATAGCCTCAAGGCTATGTCCTGCTGACATCAGCTCGTACATGCGCCGAACCGTCGTGGACTCAGCGTCGTCCCAGCTAAAGCGCTTGGCCGCCTTGTCGTACCTTAGCCCGTAGGGGAGTCGGCCCTGTGGGTGCCTTCCCTCCAGCGCTGCGCGTCGGCACCCGGCCCGAGACCTCTCCAGGATCTTCTTGCGCTCCCTGGCGGCGAACAGGCTCTGTAGGTACCAGTCCAGCTCCCCGACGTCGTCGGCCGGATTGATCGTGTGACCGCTGGCGTCAACGATGATGGCTCCGGCATCGAGCGCGATCCCAAGGACCGCCACGCGCTCCCTCGGGTCCTCTGCGCGGGTCAGTCTGTCAACCGCGAACACGCGGATCTCATCAAACGCCTTGGCCTTTGCCAGCTCGGCCAGCCTGGTTAGGTCTTGTCTATCCCGCAAAGACAAAGCCCCCGATATTCCGGGGGCCTCTATCCTCTCAACCAGTGTTCCTGGCCGGAACTGGCGCAAGCGGTCTAGCGCCTGCCTCTGGTTCTCCGGCGTGTCCTTCTGAGCCTGCTTGACCGTCGAGACTCGGATTAGCTCCACAAAGCGCGCCACGTCGTTCCTCCAGGTCAGCCAGCCAGCTTATCAGCCGGTTTGGCCTTGGGGAAGCAACTCGTCGCCATGTGATCCGGACCGTCAAGCTCGCTCCTTTCCTCGTTGTCCGAACACCGCGCGTTGCACGTCGCGCGCAACACTATCTGTCTCGCATACGGTTTACCCTGTCGTGCGCCCAGAGCATCGCCAGGAACATAACCAAGGCGAACACAAGCCACGCGACAGTAACCGGAACCTGGACCCACCCTGCCTGCCTGGAAAACGTCCCGAACGTAAGCAGCCATAACCAAACAACCACAGTAGCCGCTAGTATCGATCTGGTCATCCAAACAAGAGCGATGGCCGCGAAGTTAAGCGCCTTATCCATTACTCCTCCCACTCGACCTTGCAGACGACGCCACGTGTTAGTTCCGAGTCCCAGTCCAAGACATGCTGCTCGGCGTCCTCCTTTGACGAGAAAAACTCAACGTCTACCTCCATGGAAGCAAACCCCTTACGGACCCTGCCTCGCCATAGCACGACGTACCCCGTCTTAATCTTTCCTTCGGCGCGCTTCATGATCTTGCTGTGAATCTCCGCGTCTCGCTTTCCGTAGCTCATCGCGCCCCCGTCTTCCTATTCTTCTTCGCCGGTCTTGGCTTCACGTCCGCCATTATCTCGCCGGTAGCTTTGTGTATTAGCACTAGCTTCCCGCCGTGCCGCAGCACCAGCGACATGTGCTGTAGCGCGGCGTCGTAGACAACGAAGCTCATGCCGCTCGTCCTTTCCCGTGCCGCTCAAACTCAGCGTGCTCCGCCTCGGTAATCGCTCTGGTCTGCCGGAGCTGCTCGAGTAGCGCCTTTGAGGCGGCGCTATGCGTCTCTCCCGTAATGCGTCGGCGGCGCGCTACTCGGCCTTCGAACTCGGAGAGGGTCATTCGCTCGGCTCCTTCCAGCTCCGACCACCTACAAGGGCCCTATACGAGTAGCCAATACACCTACTAGGCGTGAAATACCCGGCTCCACATACGTCTAAATGGATGTCGCGCAGCACCTGTGCCAGCAACAATCGCATGCCCTTCTCGTCCCATCCGTCTGCGGTTACCTGGATCGGAATCTCGGCTATCAGCGTTCGTCTCATTCGCTTTTCTCCTTCCCGGTCGCGGCGCGGTAATCAAAGAGGGCGGCGCGCTGGTCGTCTATCTCTCCCGGCTCCGGCCAGAACGGTGGCGAGTCCATACGCCGCACCGTGGCGTCCGCCGCCTCGACCACCTTCCGCGCGGCTTGCAGCTCGGCGAGCATCGCCGCAGCCTGGGCCTCGGACGCGGCGAGCTTCTCGGCTGTGCCCTTCGCGGCTAGCGCCATCTCGATTCCCTTCTGCTCAGACTCCGCGAGCCGGGCGTTGGTCGTGTCGTATCTCTCGATCCAGTATTCTGCGTCGCGCCGGTAGTCCTCGGTCGCCTTCTCGGCTTCCGCGAGCCGCTTCTTTAGCGCGTCGCGCTCCTCAAGTGCCGCTACGATGTCGCCATCGCCGATGCCGCGATTGGAGCGAAGCCGCTCTGCCTCCGCGATTCCGGTAGCCGCGACGTCAAACTCGTCCGTACAGCCCAGGGCCGCCAGCAGCAGACCGACATCCTTTCGCGCCGCGTTGCGCTCCTCGGTGCGGACCCTGATCTCTTTGCTCAGCTCGTCGCGGCAATTTGACACCTCCATGCACTCTGAGGCTAGGCGGTCTCTGTCCTGCTCGGCAACCTCGCGCTTGTTCTTCTCGGTCTCGAGTGTCCGCTCGGCCTCCTCGTACTTGCGGAACCAATACTTGCAGCCTCCGGTTTCACAGGTCATTCCTGGCCTCCCGAGCGTCTTCCGCCTTGGCTGCATACGTCCCATCCAGAATGTCGTCGCGCTCCTGGCGCAGACAAATTGCGTCCGCGCCATTCTCGTCGCCCGATTCGCGCAAGTCGCTCAGCTCGAACGCAATGCGCAGAAGCCGCCTGGTTTCGGCCAGTGAGATCATTCCTTTGCCCCGTTCAGTGTGCGCATCTGAGCAAAAACGCTCTGCCTGATACCGCCCCGATTGCGGATAGTCTGCAGGATTTCCGTAGCCTTTTCTCCGGCAGCAGACTTAATCGCTTCCTTCGTTAGTGTTTTGACAGCCTTGGACGCCTCGGCCCAGCCGATATGTTCGGCCAGAGCAGCCAGGGCAACGCGGCCGTCCACGCTTTCGCGCCTGGTCTCGACTGCCGCCCATCGCCCGCCCGATGGCAGCGGAATCGGCGTTCGCTGCGCCCTCTCCTTTAGAGAAGACTTGATGCGTTCAAGCACAGCCTCGGCCGCCTGGACCTTCTCCAAAACGGACCCGGCCTGCTCCAGCGTCAGAGCCTCAATTCCGGCTTCCAGTCCAGCCAGGTCAGCAGCCATCGAGCGCGCCAGCGCATGCTTGGCTGGGCAAAATGCGAAGGCCTCGCAATAGTCGCACTGGGGACCCTCGGCCAGACGCGGCAGCATATTGTGCTCAGTGTAGTCCTTGAGTGCTCGGTCGGCGGCCGCCAGCAGCCCAAACAGCTCCCCGGCGAACCAGTCCAGGTCGAAGCAGTCCATGGTGTCGGTCACAAGAACCGGAGCCTCTTCGTCGGCAACTCGGCCGTATCCGATGATGGCGTTGCCGGCTCCAGTCGTCCTGCATGCTGCTAGCGCCAGCGCCCTGAGTTGCCAGGACTCGCTTGGATGCGGAAGAGCCTTGTGACCAGTTTTCCAGTCGTAAACCGTAACGCAGTCGCCATTGACCATAACGACGTCTGCCGTGCCGGCAATCTCTCCTGGCTTCAGCTGGTAATTTCGCCCGATGTTCACGCCCAATACGCGCGCGGAATCCTTGGCCGGGTCATACGCATACGCAACTTCGGCCGTCGCCTTGGCCTCGATTAGCCGATGAGCAATCGCCTCAGAGCCAGTCGGAGCCTTGGAGGCATCTGCGGTGTTGATGGCCGTCGCCATGGCATCGTGATACGCGTTGCCCTTGGTAGCGGCCTCTCCCGTTGACGAGCAGCCCGGAAAGACAGCCTCTCCAAGGCATGCGCTGAGACGCTCCAACTTGCTGAATGTGGTCACTTTCCACCGGCCTTGAGCGCAGCCTGCCGCTCACCGTATGCCTGACGCAGGATCTGCAACTCGTCATCCGAAATGAAACCGCCGTCCTTCGCCTGCTGGATCTTCGGGGCGACGGCCTTGAGCGTATCCCTGGAGTCCGTCGAGCCGATCATCGCCATTAGCTCGTCCGCAACGCTGGACTCCACAGATGGATCCGGCGCGGGCTGCGCAACAGACTCAACGACCTCTGCGTCTTCAATCGGAGGAGGCTCCGGCGGCACGACTGTAGGAGCAACCGGGGCCGCAGGAATCGGCGTCACGTCCCGAGCCCTATCGGATCGCCTGAACTCCTCGGCCTCGCCGGGCTCGTAGACGCCGGCAACCAAATCCGGAAAAACCGCCCTAGCCAGCGACGAAGCCGCGCGGGCCCTGAGCATGGCGTCGGGATAGCTCTTCCAGGTTCCCTTTCCGGTCAGGCCGGCCGCTCGCGCCTGCTCGATTGTGAAGCTCATCTGAACCGGCTTCGGGGCCCCTCGACGCTTGGCCTCGTAAGTGGCCCTCCCTGGCGTACTCTCAACCAATTGGAAATACTCACAAGCGGAGCTTCTGAGACAGAGCGCAACCATCATATCGGAAGACATGACCGGCTTGCCGTTGACGACATACAAGCCCCTGATGCTCTGCATGGGCCCGAGGCCCAATTCCTGGCCAGCGAGGATCGTGACCAAAACGTCCTGCGGCTTCTGGCGCAAGTCGCCTGGAATCAGCGCCGACGTGGCGATCTGCTTGGAGACGGTAAGCGCCTCGTCAAGGCTCTTCGGCGCGAAAGGGATAATGTCGTTAGCCATAACTAGCTCCTTTGATAAGTTACCGCTCTCCACACACCTTCCGACGCTGCGCCTCAGCAACCGCCCATGGCTCGCGAAACTGGTGCTCCTCTGCGAGCTTATCGTCCTTCACGATTTCCAGCCGCTCGCCAATCCAGCGATTCCTCCAAGCAACGGCCTCTTCGCGCGTCATCGGGCCGTCCTGACGCTCAAAGTCTGGCTCTCCGTCCTCGTCCACGCTCAAGACATACCAGGTTTGATCCGGGTCGAATTCGCTGCGAGGAATCCTTGTCATCGACCCTCCAGGAATGCGCGCCGCTGTTCGTATGATGCCGCCGCCATGAACTCAACGATGGTAACTCCGAGGTCGTGCCCGCATTCGCATCGTCGCCGGGACTCCTGCTTGTCTGCCGAAATGTGCTCGAGCCGGAGCCAGCTCTTGACGGTGTGCGCGTATCCGCAGTTGCGACACTGGGCGATGATTCGCGGGGCCATGTCAGTATTCCTCCGCCTCTTTGCGCGTCATGAAAAAATGAATGCCGTGAGTACACTCCACGCGGATATCTGGATCGTAGGGATCTGGAACGACCGTTTCTCCGATGCGGTAGACAAAATTAGAGTTGTGTTCGGATCGGAACTCCGTACCTTCGGCGCTAGCAGAGACCACGCGGGCCTTGGACGCGCGGCACTTGCGCCCAACAGGGGAGGACGTCCTCTGTGCGTCGGCCGGAATTTCGAGAGTCAGTATGGCTCCGGTCACCTTTTTGAAGGCAGTAAACGAGCCTTCCTCTGGACATATTTGGAAATGAGATAGGTTCGCGCCGCTCAGGTCCGCGCCGCTCAGGTCCGCGCGTCTCAGGTCCGCGTCGCCCAGGTCCGCGCCGCTCAGGTCCGCGCCGCTCAGGTCCGCGCGTCTCAGGTCCGCGTCGCCCAGGTTCGCGCCGTGCAGGTTCGCGTCGCCCAGGTTCGCGCCGCTCAGGTCCGCGCCGCTCAGGTCCGCGTCGCCCAGGTTCGCGCCGCTCAGGTCCGCGCGTCTCAGGTCCGCGCCGCTCAGGTCCGCGCCGCTCAGGTCCGCGCCGCTCAGGTTCGCGCCGCTCAGGTCCGCGCCGCTCAGGTCCGCGCGTCTCAGGTCCGCGCGATTACCGGTCGGGTCGCCACTTAGCCATTTGGCGTGGTCGGCGAGTATTGCGTTTAGGGTAGTGGCGTCCATTTCACACCTCCTCGTCGAGCCATTCGCGGATTCCGGAGCGCCGGAAGCGGATAAGCGCGCTGTCAAAGCCGTGCCGCCAAGACTCGTCCAGCGACTCCTTAATGTTCTGAAAGTGGACCTCGCGAGCGGCAAGGGCGCCGAAGATGACCCCGAGGAGCGAACCACTCACAAACGCGGCGGCGATCATCATTCGGTCTCCTTGAGCCAGTCGGGGATTGGTTCGCCAGGGATGAGCGGGGGCAAATCGTCAGGATCTGGGGTCTGTGGCGACGTGCCGCCGAGCGCCCTGCGCAGGCGCCGGCAAGCCTCGTCGGCACGCTTCGACGCTTCGCGCGCCTCACCGAGCAACTGGAAGACCCTGGAAAGCGCCCCGTCGAGGCCATCCAATGACCCCGACGGGTCGCCCGCTTTTCGATTCTCATCAGGCCTTGGCCGCCCGAGCGCAGCCGTCAGCTCAAATTCGGACGCGAACAGGCAGCCGGTATACATTCCAGCACCCCAGGTAGTGTTAAGTGTTGGACTAACAGCCAGGAAACTTCGCCTCTCGCCTCGTCGCCTGGCCCGCCGTCATGTCGCTCCTGCTGGAGCCTGACGTGCTTCCCGCCGACGCCCTTGCTGCCCGCCCGGTGCCCAACGACAAGAGAAGCGTACCATAGCGCTCTTGTCAGAGTCAAGCCGACTTGCTTGCGCGGACAAGCCGGGTGGTATAACGTGCTACATGGAGGGTGGCCATGGACGAAAGCGAAAGCTGGTTTGGCAAGAGGCTGAAGGAAGCCAGGGAGAAGCTAGGCATAACCCAGGAGCAGCTTGCCGAGAGGATGGGCTACACCAAGCAGTCCGTGTCCCTGGTTGAGACCGGAGCGACCAGGCGTCCAAGCCTAGACTTTGCCAAGAAGGCCGAAAAGGCGCTCGGCGAGCACGGAAAGCTTCTATATAGAGACGCGAGCGGCGTGTTCGTCTTGACGCCAGGACCACCTCAGTCTGGTGGTCTTACTGCGGCACAGGTGGCCAGCGGAGAGCGCCCAGGCAGGATCAAGGACATTCTAGAGTCCATCGGAAAGAGCGCTCCAGAGGCGAAGCTCGCTGCTAGCGACTGGCTGGCAATTGCTAAGAAAATCTCGGAGGGATAGCCGACAAGGACAAGCCGGCTTGACTCCGGCGCCTCGTGTCTGATAAAGTTCTTGACATGAGGTCAACGCAACTGAGACAAGAAGGCGCACGCTGGACTCGGCCATCTGGCCTAGAGGCAAGCGAGCGTACAGTCACCCACCCGCACACTGGAGCAGTAGCGTTCCACCCCCAGTCGGTGGATATGCTGCGCACCGGGCGTGATGGGGGTCAGGCCCAAAAGTGCGGGGTGCATACATCATGATCTTCTTCGCGTGCGGCCTGCCGCTGGCAGGCATCGTTGGGTATCTGCTCGGCCGAGCAATCGCGTTGCGCCAGGTTCGGCGGGCACTGGAAAGCGTCTCATCTTCTCCTGTCGTCATCGTTGGAATCGGCGATCGTCCGTTCGTGCAGCGTGGTCCAGACATGCCGCAGTAATGCGGTTGGAGGAGTCATGGGAATCCGTCGAGATGGTCTCACGCACAAGAAGGTCCAGTTTGGGCTGCAGCTCGGCTTCGGATTCGTCGATAACGGAATTGGTGGTCGCCAGCGTCAGGGCCGTGCATCGTTTGGCCATACCGAGATTCTTGATATCGAGGCTCGCTGGCGAGAGAAGGCGTGCGCAGAGCGCGGCCGGACCAAGAACGTCTCTCCGGTCGACGACCCGTATCGGCACTCAGATTCTGTTGCGCATTTCTCGAAGCGCATCATTGAGTTTAGGGACCAGCTTGTCGCCGAGGGATGGCCTGAGCCTGTAGCGCTCAGGCGAGCACTCGGGTGCTACGGGGCCGAGGCTGGCGGCATCGACGCTACAATTAAGTACGACCATCGCCATGACCACTACGAGCCCACCGTAACTCGAGAGTGGCAGCGTCAGTATATCGCCGAGCAGGCCGCCAAGCGGATCCGCTCCGCGTCGCCGCCTGGTCCGTCTACGCCCGAGTACGGAGACCAGATAGAGGCGCGCAAGTACCACAAGCCGTAACAGCCAGACATCAAAGCGAAGCACACGGCGGCAATCCTGCCGCATAGGAGGAGCCATGCGTATCGCCACGGTCGATGTCATCTCCAAGCCCCACGTCGTTGGCAAGACCCTTGAAATTCGAGACGAGACTGCGGCAGAGGCAATGTTCGCCCTGTACGACGGAGAGACGGTAATTGCGCGCAGCTCGGGTCTGTACCGCCTGTCCACCTACGCGTTTACGCAGGGCGCCGCCTCCGTTCGTATGGGCTTCGACCTGTCTCGAGTAGATGAGGGGTGCAAGCGCACCAGGGAGCCGTAGCAGAGCGCCGGCGTAGCTCAGTTGGCAGAGCATCCGCCTTGTAAGCGGAAGGTCGCGGGTCCGATTCCCGTCGCCGGCTTGGTTGAGGGGAATTCGCCAGGAGGAGCAAATGCTCGCAGCGACAGCAATGCAGCAGACCAGACTGCAGTCTCAGCGCCAGGCAATCGAAACGTTGCGCGCAGCTGACCGCGCATGGTCCGACGCAATGCTCCCGTACGCGCTCGAGATCATCCGCGAGGCCGCCGAAGACGGAGGCCAGGCAATCTCCCTTGGTAGCGCAGGCACCATGTCGCGCGCGGCCGCCCTCGCCGAGAGGCTCCAGCTTGAGGGAATGTCATGCTCAATCGGACAGGACTGCGAGCTTTACGTGAGGTGGGCGCGATGACTATCGACCTGGAGCAGAAGTGGGGCTTTCGCGCGCCGTGCGGCGTGTCGATTGGCGCCGGCTGGGTTCCGCTTGTTGACGAGCTGATTGCCAACCTGGTCCTGAAGGACTTCGACGTCAACAACATCGCGCAAATAAAGGAGAAGTTTGGCGAGCTTCGGTTCTACATCCACAACCCAACGATTGAGCATCTGGACCTGATTGACGAGGCCGAGGAACGCTCGGCGACCATCTGCGAGGATTGCGGATCGGCGGGCAGGCTCGACGCCAATTCTCGGGGCTGGATGGCCACCCTCTGCGACTCCTGCCACGCAAAGCGAGAGGAGCGCTTCCGGTGATTGACCTGACCGACTTGGAGAAGCTCCTGGAGGCCGCGATTCCTGAGCCAAAGCCCCATAGACTTGTCTGGCGCAAGTTCGGAAAGAATACATGCGTGATCACTCTGCGCCCAGACGAGGAACCACTTCCCGATGACGAGGCGTTCGAATTCTACAAATAGTCCTCCGTATCGAGGTAAGCCGCTGACCACGCTGGCTGACATCAAGCGCATGTTTTGGTTGGAGATTATCGAGGAGTCTCCTAGCAGATTCGTGGGCCGAACGCTGGGCGCAACACTGACATTCGAGTCATATGTTGGCGAATGGTACGAGCACGTTAAAACGGAGGAAACATGAGGCACTTCTACTTTGGGATGCAGTGCTCTTGCGGAGACTCCGAGTGCCGCCCGTTCGTTATGTGCTCCGAGGCCCCGGCCGGCAAGGTTCTGGTTGTCGTGCGCGCCCACGGCTCCGAGTCAGCAGGCTACGCCGACCAAGGCAAGACACGAGAGGAAACCGCCAGTTCCGTTTCGAGCGAGATTCGGAGGCTGCTGTGGTGGGGCTCCTCAAAGCCATAGACGTGTCGGCGCGTCGAGGTTGGCAGACTTCGGCGGTAACTTCCACTTAGCTGCACCGGGCGTCTCCCGTGTTCCTGCTGCCACAGGACCGGTGAGGCGCCTTTATTTTCGGAGAAAACATGGAGCGGCGAATCCCGGCAATTCCGACGAAGTACAAAGGAGTGCAGTTCCGTTCACGGCTTGAGGCAAGGTGGGCGGCGTTCTTCGATTTGGCAGGATGGCGATGGGATTACGAGCCGCTGGACTTAGACGGATGGATTCCCGACTTCGTTCTGTACGGCCAGAAGAGGCGACTATTTATTGAAGTAAAGCCAATTGACTGGAAATACAATGCCAACACGACGCTCGATATTACGATGCCAAAAATCGAGCGCGCCCTTCTTCTTCTGGAGAAGAAGACAGCTGCAGTTATTGTCGGGTCGACCCTCTGCGGAAACGATGGGCTTGGAAAGCACATCGGACAACTGGCTTGTATTGGCATTATGTGCATACCAAGAGCCGGCTGGTGCATGGCACCTCTTGCACTTGAAACCTGCGGAGATGAAAGATGCGACATCCTGTGTACTCCGAATAGCTATCTAAACGGAGTGCAAGACTCAAAGATGTGGGCAATTCCAGAAGGTCACATCTGGACGCTTCGGTGGACCGAGGCCGGAAACATCGTCCAGTGGAAGGGGCCCACCAATGCCTAGGATGCGAACCATCAAGCACGAGTTCTTCCTCCACGAGGGCCTGGCGGAGCTTGGGCACTTCGACCGCCTGCTGTTCATCGGCCTCTGGACCGTTGCAGACAGAGACGGTCGCATGGATGACAGGCCAAAGCGCATCAAGGCCGCCCTGTTCCCTTACGATGAGGTTGACATTGACTCAGCCATCGGAAGGCTTGCCGATGCGGGATTCATTGTCCGATACGAGTCCGACGGCGAGCGATACATCGCTATCCCGTCATTCTCTAAGCACCAGAAACCACACAGGAAGGAGTCTCCGTCAGAGATTCCACCCCCGTCGAGCCGGGAAAAGGACAGTACGAGCCGGGAAAAGGACATTGCTAGTACTGTCCCTTTCGCGGAAAGCCCAGGAAAGGACAGTACTAGCCGGGAAAAGGACAGTACGAGCCCGGTGGATAATGGAGAATGGAGAATGGAGAATGGATCTAGTGCGGCGGCTGACGCGCCGCTGGCTTCCGAAGAAAAGGCCAAGTCCAAGGAAATGGCGGATCCAAGGCACAGCCAAGTAACAAGGCTGTTCTTTGACGCCTACGAGAAGGCAAAGGGCAACAAGTACATCTTCCAGCCAAAGGATGGATCCGGATTAAAGAGACTGTTGAGGGCAACTGACGTAAGCGTAGCGGAGTTCGGCAGGCGCATTGAGGCCGCATTCGGTGATTCGTTCTTCAGGGACAAGAGCGCGTCACTCGCTTACTTCTGTAGCAATTTCAACGCATACGCCTCTACTCGGCCAACGAGACTACAACTATTCGATCCATCCGAAGAGCTGTATCCAGACGAACCGAGGGACACCGATGCGTGATCCGCTCCAAGACCTAGAAGCAGAGCGCGCGTTCCTTGGAGGGCTCCTGGCCCTTGGATATGACCCCGTCGCCCAGCGATCCGCCCTAGAGTCTTCTCTTGTTCAGCCAGACCGCCTTACGCATCCAGCGCACCAGGCGCTACTGGCTTCCATTTACGAGCTAACCGGAGCTGGATCTCCTGTTGATCCGGTCACTCTTCGAAGAAGTCTGGCGAAAACACCAGCCTTTGAAAGCGCAGGAGGAGCGACTTGGCTGGCCGAGCTTGAGGGATCCGTTCCGACTACGGCAAATCTTTCGCACTATGCCGACGCCATCAGGGAGGCCGCCCTTAGACGCAAGATTATTGAAATTGCTGCAGAGGCATCTAGGGCCGCGCGCGATCCTGGAGTTGCTCCAGCCGAGGCGCTTTCCAAGGCCTCTGGTGCCATGGCGTCTATCAGCCTGTCGAAGCGATCCATCAAAAGCCTCTCCGAGGTTCTTGACGAGGCGCTCCAAGAGCTAGAAGAGCGAATGGCAGGCAAGGAATCCGGGCCGATACCAACCGGAATTGCTGGACTTGATGCCGTCATAGGAGGACTTCAGCGAAGCGTTCTGACTGTTGTTGGGGCGCTCCCTGGAACGGGGAAGTCTGCGCTTCTGGCGGCAATTTGCCAGGGACTAGCAAAGTCAAACGTCAAGGTCGGACTGTTCTCTCTCGAGGATGACGCAAAGTGGCTTGCATACCGACTTTGGTCTGACGAGGCTGGCGTAAACCAGTTCGTTCTACGAAATAGGCTGCTAACACAGGGACAGCAAGAATCGGCAAGCCGAGGAGTCTCTAGGATCTCCAAGTACGCCAACAACGTGCTGGTTGATGACCGTGGAGGACTGTCTCCGTCCGAGGTAACGCTTACTGCTCGCGACATGATCGTCAATCGTGGATGTAGGGCTATCGTGCTTGATCACCTTGGAGAACTTAGGCTTGGTACAAAGCACAAGGACCGGCATGACCTTGAGATCGCTGACGCGCTGGCCGACCTGCGAGACATCGCAAAGAGACACTCGATTCCCGTTATCGTGGCCAGCCAGCTAAAGAATAGGCAAGGGCTTGGTCCGGGCGACGACCCGACGATCAACGACTTCGCCAACAGCTCAGAGATTGGACGAAAGGCCCGCGTCGCAATTGGCTTGGCGCGAGAAGGAAACAGCGACACGATTCGTGTAAGCGTGCTCAAAAACACGAACGGAGTAGCAGGGAAAACGGTTGAGCTTAGGTTTGCTGGGGCCGCAGCGATGGTCAAGGACTGCGAAGGGAATGTCGCGGACTACTACAAAGACGCCGAGCCCGAGACATAGCCGCCAATAGTTGCGACCATTGGGAATGCGCTGCGTTGAGTTCTGCATTCCTGGAACGCCCGTCCCAAAGGCCAGGCCGCGCATGTTCAACGGCCATGCCGTAACTCCGAAGCGTACCCGCGAGTACGAAAAGACGGTTGGCATTCTGGCTGGCGTAGCCGGCGCGTATCCATGCGCCGGGCCGGTTCGGCTGACGTGCAGCTTCTACATGGGTGACAGCCGGCGCAGGGACCTTGACAACGTGCTCAAGGCGATATCGGACGGGCTTAATGGCGTGGCATGGATTGACGACAGCCAGGTTGTAGAGATTCACGCAACCAAGTCGGTAGACCGGCAGCATCCCAGGGCGGTTGTGCGAGTGGAGGAGCTAGATGGCTAGATGGCGCAGATGGCGTCGGTTAGCGAACGGGTTCTACGAGTCCGATTCGACCGAGGCCTTCATGAGGGCTGTAACGGCTGACGGCGGATGGGTGTGGTCCGTTACTCAATACAGCGGAACGCAGCGCGTTGCCGGTCCAGCAAGAACGCTGGCCGAGGCAAAGGAGCTTGCCGAGAGGGAGCTGGAAAGGACATGTGGTTGTGATGCCAAACAAGAAGGCACTTGAGGCGATTAACCTGGCCAGGGAGTGGGCGCGGGAACTGAAGGTGCTGGAACCTTACGGCTTTGAGCTTGCGCACATTGCCAAGGGGTTGCGCAAGGCTCTCGGCGACGCTGCTAAGGCAATCCGGGAGGAGGCTAAGAATGACGTGTAAGTGCAATGGCGAATGCTACGGATGCTACAAGCTTGAGCCAAGGGCGCCGACCCTGTCAGTCCAGGTCCAGCAGGTTGCCGTTGATGGAAAGGAGCCCCTGGCGCTTCCGGACTACGCCACGGCCGGCAGCTCCGGAATGGACCTGAGAGCCAACGAGTACGCTCTTATTGGCCCAGGGACATGGCGCGTCGTCCCGACTGGCATTTGTGTATCAATTCCGAACGGTTTTGAGGGACAGGTCCGCAGCCGCAGCGGGCTAGCCGCGAAGTACGGCGTGTTTGTGCTTAACGCACCCGGCACGGTGGACAGCGACTACAGAGGGGAGATCAAGGTCGTACTGTTCAACGCCAGTCCAAACGTCTTCAAGGCTGAGCGTGGGGAACGTATTGCCCAGTTGGTCTTTGCGCCCGTTACCCGCGTCGAGCTGGAGCCCGTCGAGGCGCTGGAAGACACGGAACGTGGCGACGGAGGGTTTGGATCGACTGGCAGCAAGTAGGCAAACATCAATTCTGAGGTGAGATTTCATGACAAAATGTGAGCAAGAAACGATCATTCGATGGGATGCCGGGTCAGACGTCGTCCACGTTTGGACTGCTCACAAATCCATTGCAAATCGACTAAAGAAGCTCGGATGCAAGCCTGCGGATGACAGGGCTCAGGATGGAACCGTTGTTTCCTGGTACTGCCAGATTGAGTCGTCAAAGTTCAAGTGGGGCGTCCGGCGCGGCAAGCGAGTCATGAGCGACGTCCAGAGGGAGGCCCTGTCCAAGCGCCTTGCCGCAGCCAGGGAGAAGAAATGAATCGATACGATGAGGTGTGGATGGCATCTGTCTGTCTCTTGGGCATGGCTGGGATCTATATCATCGCCATTATCGTGGCGTTCGGCGGCATGTAAGGGCCACAAATGAGCTACTACTACCACGTTGCCATGGCTAGGTTCCTGTACCGACTTGGGTTTAATAGCCTGGCGATGTCACACGACATTGCTGCGCTAGAGGCAAAGGGGATGATGCAATGAGCGGCAAGCTTGTTGGAACGGGTGGACGTCGTAAGCGGCTTAGGAACAGGCAGCAGCGCAAGGCGGACCTGGCCCGGACCAAGGCAGAGAAGCGCCAGCGCCAGCGCGCCAATCCGAATTCTAGCAGGGCCAGGAGATTGTCCAGGAGGGCCGCAAAGTGATCCATGCAAATGGGAAGGAGTCCAGCGGGACCGTGTGCGGATTTCCGCTCGGGGCAAATGACGAGTTCTCCGTCAATCGTGGACGCGTCAACTGCCCGGCGTGCCTGAAGGTTTTGAACTCCGATGGGTTCGTAAAGCACGACTCCGACAAGAACAGGCTGGAGCTGTTGCCGTGGGATGCGCTTTGGGAGGTTGGGCGAGTGTTGACGTATGGCGCCAAGAAGTACCCGCAGCCCGATAACTGGAGGAAATGCCAGGATATTCAACGGTATGCTGGAGCCCTGACTAGGCATTTCGCAGAGTGGCGCCTTGGTGCAACGACGGACAATGATTCCGGCTTGCCAATCTTAGCGCACGTCGCGACTAACGCGCTGTTCTTGTTGGCGCTCGACTGCATGTGGCGCGCCAAGCATGGCGGCGGAATGCGCAACGAGGATGACCAAGATGCCTAATGAATCCGTGTGGACAATGGGCTGCGATGCTTGCGGGGCAGAAGACCCTGTTGAGTATGTTTCCCCCATCGGATACCTCTGCGCGTTCTGCCGGCGCAAGGAGTCTATCCAGAGTCTGCTGAAGGAAATGAGGGACGCCAATGACCAGGTATAGCGAGCCGTCTTTCATGGTAGCCACGTCCAGCGGGTCGGTATCATCCGACGAGATGGACCGCCGATGGGAGCAAACATTTGGCGGACGCAGGAGCGACACGTTCGAGGTAACTCCAGATACCGAGGCCTCGCTTCGCTACAAGCTGTGGGTAGCCGAGGCCCGAGCCGAGACAATGGAGCGCGACCGGGCCGACCTACTGGAGGACTACCTTGATTTACAGTCCCTGTACGAGGACGCGCGCAGCCGTGCCGAGTCCCTTGGCGTTGAGGTCCGCAAACTCAAGGCCCAACTCGAGGAGGCGGCCTCGCACCACGGCAGGCTGAATGCCGCGCTGGACGAGGCAATGGGACGATGAGGGCCGCCCTTGCCGGAGCATTCTTGGCTCTTAGCTGCAATAATGGGCCCTGTTGGATGCAGTCGGACGCGGGAATTGTACGGGTAGTCCGATATCAGGCTGGCGGGAATCTGGTGGTTGGCGACAAGGACGATCCGAGCGAAGTGGCCAAGATGCTCGGTTGCGAAAGGATCGAAAATGGCAAGCGTTAACAAGGCGATTATCCTGGGCAATCTCGGCAAGGACCCGGAGACCAAGTTCGGACAGAATGGCAACGCGGTCTGCCGTCTCAGCGTGGCCACCACCGAGAAGTGGAAGGACAAGTCCGGGCAGATGCAGGAGAAGACCGAGTGGCACCGAATCTCGGTCTTCGGTAAGCAGGCCGAGAACTGCGGCAAGTATCTCAAGAAGGGCTCCGGCGTCTATGTCGAGGGCAGGATCGAGACGCGAGAGTACGAGAAGGACGGACAGAAGCGGTACAGCACAGAGATCGTGGCCAGCGACGTTCGGTTTGTCGGCGGCAAGAGCGAGTCCAAGGACCCCGGCGCGTATCGCGGCCCGCCCAGCAAGCCGGTTGTTGATGACGAGGACTTGCCTTTCTAGCGAGGAATCCATGGGACCACGCATTAAGCCTGGGACTTTCCCATCGACGCGCATCGGAGTGGGCTCCAGTGGCCCGTCTGACCCGTATGCGGCAGAACACGAGCGCATCTTCGGGCCGCCAAAGGTCCGAGACCAGGACGTTGTCGAGGAGCTGTCTGCGCTGGCAACTGCTCACGGAACCCCGTCCAGGATCATCGTCGGCCCCGATATGTTTGAGGCCATCCAGCGCGCCAGCAAGGCTCACGGCGCCTTCCGGTGGTTTGACCTGGACCTGGACAACGTGGTCGTAGCCTTCAGGGGCCTGGACGTCATCCGAGACGAGAACGCCAAGCCCTGGGAGCGCCGCTGTGAGTAACTCGTACTGCGATGTCGCCGACTGCTACCGACTGCGCCAGCCTGGGAGACAGTTTTGCCGGACCCATATGTCCAGGCTGGAGCGCGGTACGCCAATCGCCGCGCCAATCCGCGAGCGGCTGTCTCCAGAGATCGCGCTAATGCGCTCTGCTCATGGCGTGGCCGATGCTCTGTATAGGTCTGATTTCGCCCTGTTGCGTGCAGTCTGGCGCTGGAATATGGCCGTGCTTCGACTCCGGGAGGCGTACTCGTGCGATGCTGCGTAGACGGATGCCACAACTGTCGTGATGCTGGAGACAGATGCCTGGTTCACGAATGGCGCATTAGGCGAGCAGCCAACAGGGAGCTGCGCGCCATGGGCGGGTCCAGGCTGCTGGAGGCCGGCTTGGCTCTGGCCGGCGCAGACTCCGAGAATGACGAGGAGTATCTCAAGGCTCTTACGGAGTGGGAGCTGGCCATAATGCGAGCGGTGGGCATCGAGTAGGCCAGAGTATATCTTGCGGCAGCCGTGCCACATGCTAACGGCATGGGTCTGTCTCCCCGACATCTGCGATTTGTCCAGGAATACCTACGGGATTTCAACGCCACTCGTGCAGCCAAAGAGGTCGGCTATAGCGAGAAGAGCGCCCATGTTACCGGATGCAAGCTGCTAAAGGATCCCAAGATTGCGGATGCCGTCGAAGAGGGCAAGGCCAGGGTTATCCGCAAGGCCGGATTATCGCTAGAGGAATGCTTCGCTGTCTTCTCCGACGTGGCCCTCCACGGCGATCCCAGGGACCGAATTGCCGCCGCCGAGAAGCTGGTCAAGTACCAGCACCGTGTTGCTGACAAGGTTGAGCACAGCGGACAGATTGGCCTTCTTGACCTGGTTGCCGGAAGCGTCAAGGAAGACGAGCCCGAGCCCGAGCCGGAGCCTTCTGAGGTCGCCGAGTAATGGCGCCGGTCAATCAGCTCAAGCGCGAAAAGGCGCAGGCCAACATTAGGCGTTGGCGAGAGCAGCCAATCGCGTTTGCCCGCGAAGTTCTAGGGGCGGCTCCAGACGTGTGGCAGGACGAAGTTCTGGAGGCGATGGCAAGGAACCAGAAGATTGCCCTGAAGGCCTGCAAGGGGCCGGGAAAAACCTGCCTAATGGCGTGGGGCGCGTGGTGGTTTCTAACGTGCCATCCAGAGCCAAACTGCTTGGCAATTTCGATTACTGGAGACAATTTGCACGACGGCCTATGGAAGGAAATGGCCAAGTGGCAAAACAGGTCTCAGATGCTGCAGGCTGCGTTTCAGTGGACGAGCAGCCGAATCTTCCTGAAGGAGCGTCCTGAAACGTGGTGGATGTCGGCTCGCTCTTGGTCGCGCGATGCTGACTCTAGCCAGCAAGCCAACACGCTTGCCGGATTGCACGGCGAATACACCCTGGCAATTGTTGACGAGGTTGGCGACATTCCAGCAGGCGTTGTCGCATCAGCTGACGCTTCGCTATCAGGAGGTACTCGAAACCTGCTTTGGATGGCTGGCAATCCAACCAGGACCGATGGCCCTTTGTGGGACGCCTGCACAAGGGAGCGCTCAAGCTGGTATGTAAAAGAGATTACCGGAGACCCCGACGCGCCAGACCGGGCCCCCCGCGTTGACGTCAAGTGGGCGCGCTCCGTCATTGATCGATGGGGCGCAGATAGCAACGTTGCTCTGGTCAACGTCTTCGGAAAGTTTCCGAAGACACAGTCCGACAAGATGCTTGGGCCGGACGACGTGCAGTCAGCAATGGCTCGCTATTGCGCTCCTGGTGAATTGTATAACGCGCCGCGCATCATATCCTGCGACGTTGCGCGGACTGGAGACGACCGAAGCGTAATCGTCTGCCGCCAGGGCCGCATGGTAATGCGCCCCGAGATTTTTCGAGAGCTTCGTAGCGATGAGCTTGGCGACATGGTCTTGCGCGTCGCAGATCGCTGGGTGCAGCAGGACCCCGAGAAGCGACCGGTAGATGCCATATTCATTGATGAAAGCGGAGGCTACGGCGGCGGAGTTATCGACCACTGCAGGCGCCACAACTTTAGCGTTCGCGGGGTTTTCTTCGGCGGAAAGGCCTTTGAGCCAGAGCGCTTCAAGAACAAACGAGCCGAGATGTACTGGACAATGGCCGAGTGGATCAAGACGTCTGGATGCCTGCCGAATGAGCCAGACATGGCGCGCGAGCTGACTCATATTCCGTACTTCTTCGACGGTCGGCAGAGGGTTCAGATTCCAGACAAGGATGAGATTAAGAAAGCGATTGGATGCTCTCCTGACATCTCCGACGCTCTTGCGTTGACCTTCGCTGCTCCTGTCGCTCCGAGAATCTCCATTACAGCCTACCAGCCGCAGGGAGCGGCAGGCGGACGCTGCATTACCGAAGACGACGTTTCGCGAGAGAGGTACTAGACAATGGGATCTGCATGGGACTGGACGAAGGAACACGCCGGATCGCTACTGCTCAGCAGCCACGGTATTTCTCCGTGGTCTCCGCATGCAGACAAGTTTATCAAGGACAACAAGATTATCAGCGGTCCAGACAGGACTCCGTACCAGAAGCAAGGAGAGGTGTCCGAGGCGGAGAGAGATCTTGCGCTTAATCGCAACGATCCTTCCGAGATTCTCAGAAAGGCGCGCATTGCTGCAGTAATGGCCAAGTCCGCTCGCCAGGGTCGCCAGCAGTTCTTTGCGCCAAAGCCCGCTCTCGTCAAGCCGCCTTCGTCGTCTCCGGCCAGCCAAGATACTCCATTGGCCATTTCTGCCTCAACAAAGGGCCTGCTCGGCCAGTAGGAGCCATAATGTCTAGCCAGCATAATGAGAGCAAGCCGCCCCGCAAGCAGGGCAATAGACCCGACGTTGGGCCCATGTCCGCCAACGGTAGCGACCCGGCAGAGAGAAGCGGACCTCGCGTAGAGACAGGGCCGATGTCGGCTCACGAATCGACGCCGCCCGAGCGGGTGTTGCGCGAGGCCGCCCCAAAGTCGCCACACCGGGCCACCCAGTACCAGCCCAAGGACAAGGCGCAGAAGAAGGCGAAGCGGGCCAAGGCACCAGAGGCCTCGGAGCCCGCGTCCCTGCTTCACCAGCCTCCGCAGATGGACGATGGCATCAGCAAGCGGGAGCCGCGCAAGGCAGTCAAGGACGCCGAGTACGGCACGCGGCAATACTACATCCGGCGCCTGGCGTCGCTGGAGTTGGAGCGCTCGAGCTGGATTACTCACTGGGGCGAGATTGCGGACTACATGGCCCCCCGCCGGCAGCGGCGCTACTGGGCAGACCGAAACAAGGGAGTTAAGCGCAACAGCAAAATCATCAACAATACTGCCCCACTTGCCTTGCGCACTCTCAGTTCTGGTATGCACTCGGGCCTGACTAGCCCGGCCCGCCCGTGGTACAGGCTGACCGCTCCCAGTCCCGAACTGAACGACAACCCGTCCGTTCGTTCCTGGCTGCACGACGTCGAGCAGCGCATGCGTCTTGTGCACGCACGCTCAAACATTTATAATGTGCTTCCGCAGGTTTACGGGGATTTGGGCGGTTTCGGTACTGCGTGCCTGTGGCTGGACGAGCATCCTACGCAGATTATCAGAGGGTATGTTTTCCCTATCGGCTCGTATAGCTTGGGCATCGGGGCCGACCAGACGGTGGACACGGTCTACCGCCGCGTCAGCCAGCCAGTTGGCGCCGTCGTCGATTCGTTTGGCTATGAGAACTGCAGCCCGAAGGTGCGCGACCTGTACGACCGTGGCCACCTGGACCAGTGGATCTTGCTTGGGCAGGCGTGCGAGCCCAACAGGCGAAAGAATCCCAAGAGTGGGTTGCAGAAGGACAAGGCGTGGTCGAACGTCTGGTTCGAGCTGGAGGCCGGGCTGGACCCGCACCAGTTCTTGCGTCTCAGCGGCTATGACGAGTTCCCGTGTTGCTGCCCGCGATGGAACGTGAACGGAGAGGACATCTACGGCTACAGCCCCGGCATGGACGCCCTGGGGGACTCCGAGGCGCTCCAGACGCTAGAGCGGCGCAAGCTGGCCACGGCCGACAAGATCGTTAACCCTCCCATGGTGGCGCCCGCATCGCTGCGCAACCAGCGAGTCTCGTTGCTGTCTGGTGACGTGACCTACCTTGACTCCGCGACGCCGGCCGGCTCCGAGTTCCGGCCGGCGATCCAGATTCCCCCCGTCGCCATCCAGATCGAGGAAGCAACAATCCGTGAGCACGAGATGCGCATCAACCGCGCATTCTTTGCCGACCTGTGGCTCATGATGTCGCAGGACGAGAGGGCCCAGCGCGCCACCGCTGAGGAGGTTCGCGCCAGGCAAGACGAGAAGATGCTTCAGATTGGCCCAGTTCTTGAGCGCCTACACGACGAGCTACTGGACCCTCTCATTGACCGAACCTTCAACATCATGCTAAAGCGCGGCTTGCTTCCTCCTCCGCCGCAGGAGCTAATCAGGTCGGCCGAGCAGGGCGAAAACGAGCTAAGGGTCGAGTACATCAGCATCCTGGCCCAGGCCCAGAAGCTCGTTGGCACGGCCGCCATTGACCGTCAGGTCGCCTTTGTTGCCAACGTCTCTCAGGCCACTCAGCGCCCCGAGGCCATCGACCTGGTTGATATCGACAAGACCATTCGCGGCTACGCCCAGATGCTGGGGACCGACCCGGAAATGCTTCGCTCTGAGGATGAGGTTGCCGCGATTCGAGAGCAGCGCGCCCAGCAGGAAGCCCAGGCCGCCCAAGCGCAGATGGCCATGCAGCAGGCTCAGGCCGCCAATCAGGCCGGTAGCGCGGCTCGCAATCTGAGCCAGGCCCAGGTCGGCGGAGAGGGTGGCTCTAGCGCCTTGGACCAGCTGCTTGGGTACCTCGGGCCCGAGGCTGCCGCTGCGGCTAACTCGGGCGTCTAGCCCGCGAAACGCTCAGACATTGTTGCTAGCATTGTGTCGGTCGGCATTGCTGCCGGCCGACGTTTTGTAACAGGAGGCATTGTGTCTCGCAAGCCAAACAGCAAGGCCCAGCAAGAGTTACGGGCGCAGGAGAAGCTGGCCCAGCGCCAACGCGACGACGACTTGCGCGCCATCATGGCTACTCAGCAGGGACGCCGATTCGTCATGGACATCATCGACCGTCGCTGCAACGCCCACGGAACCGGGCTGTCCTGGTCCGGCTCGGAGATGTACCACAACGCCGGACAGCGTTCCGTTGGCGTGGATCTCAGAACCGACTGCGAGCGCGTTGCGACTGAGCAATACGTTGAAATGCTGACCGAATTCTTTGAGGCCAGGAAGCGTCTCAAGGAGCTGCGAGACGCGGCTGGGCAGCGTGCGGCTAACGAGATGGACGAACAGGAGGACGACGATGGCCTGTAGCGACGAGTGCGGATGCGAGCTGTCCAAGGCTGACCTGGAGCTTATCGAGAAGGCCGAGCGAGAGCGGCGCCGATACGAGATTGCTCGGGACGTTCTGGCTTCGTGGCACACAGAGTGGAGCGGCAAGCCAACAGTTGAGTCCGCTTGCAATGTGGCCGTTAAATGGGCCGACGCCCTGTTGGATGCGCTGGAGTCCAAGTGACACGAGCCTACCTGGAAATCCGCGACAACCCTCCCTGGTTCGGCATCTGCTTCGAGGATGGTCTCAGCATGCGAGACCAGAGGCTGCTGCACCAGACGTGGGACCGTAGAGACATGATCGAGTGCGCCGAGTCTTTGCTGGCAGATAGGGGATGGTAATGAGCACGGTTAACGAGCGCCTGAAGGCCGAGAACCAGTTCTTGTATGCGCAGGTTGCGCAATACAGGGGAATCGTTGGGCTCCTGGTTGACCGGCTCGGCGGCGAGCAGTCTGTTGCTGACGCCGACCTGAAGTCCATGGCCGACGATGGCGCGGTATTCACAATGGGAGTGAAGCCAGGCGAAGCCAAGGAAGACGGAACCAGGGGGCCCGACACGCTGACGCTGCGCGTTCTCAAGGGCGAGGCTGCCAAAGCCGTCCAGACCGAGGCCCCTCGAATCGTTGCCCCACAGCAGTCTAGCCTGATTATCCCCGGACGGTAGACATGCCAAGGCGCACGGGCTGGGAATGCTACGACCATCTTGGGCTGTGCATGGACTCGGAGTCCTGGCGCGGTATCGAGTTTGACCTGGGGTATCCGGTCCCAAGGCGCCTCAGAAACCGCTTCCTGGCTACGGTAGTTCTCGACGAAACAATCATGCGCCGATACTGCGATGGACATGAAGCGTAGAGCGAAGCTCGTTTAGTAGGACCACTATCGTCTAAAGGGTAGGATCGCGTTATCGTAAGCGCGAGATGCGAGTTCGAACCTCGCTAGTGGCAGGCCCTGGCAATCGCCGGGGCCTTTTGTATAGCTTGCGGCAGGTCGGGCCCATTCTTGGGCCATGTCCGACACAGCCCAAACGACTCCCGAAGTATCCAGTGCTGCCGCTGCGGCTGTGACCGCTCCGGCCGCTGAACCTGTTGCCGCTGCCGCCTCAACCCCGGCCGCTGCGCCAGTCGCAACTCCAGCTCCAGCAGCCAGGCCCGCGACGGCGGACAAGGCTCCAGAGCCGGCCAAGGATGCCGAGAAGCCCGCCGAGGTGGCGTCACTTCTCAAGGCTCCCGAGAAGTCCGACGCACAGAAGGGCGAAGCAGACAAAGCTGCCGAGGAGAAATCCGTTAAGGCGGATGTCGAGATCGCTATCCCCGAGGGGCTCAAGGTCAATGACGAAGTGCTGTCTGAGTTCAAGGCCATCGCCAAGGAGGCGGGTCTGGACTCCAAGAACGCTCAGAAGTTCTTTGACCTCGAGATGAAGGCTGCGCAGGCGCGCGAGGCCGAACAGGCCAGGGCGTTTTCGCAGTGGAAACAGGACAGCATTGCCAGCCTGAAGAAGGAGTGGGCCGGGGCGTTCGAGCAGAACGTTGCGCACGCGCAACGCGCTATCGACCGTTTCGCGCCTCCTGGTCTTCTTGAGGCTCTTGGTGGCCTTGAAAACCACCCGGCCGCGATGCAGTTCTTTGCCGCTATTGGCAAGGCGTTTGGCGAGGATTCTCTTGCTAGCGTCGCTAACGCCAAGAGCGCTCCGGCCGTTGACCATCAGCGAGGAATTACCGGCAACGCGCTTGTAGATAACCTGGCCGGCTCGCTGTACCCGTCCATGAACAAGCAATCCGACTAACTAACTACTTACCGCCTTCTAGGCACATGGAGCAATTAGAATGACTGCCTCTACCGCACAGATCGGGAACACCTTCCCGACGTTGGCCGATGTTACCAAGCGACTTGACCCTAACGGATCGATCGCCAATATCGCTGAGGTTCTCGAGCAAAAGAATCCTCTTCTCCAGGACATGAGCTGGGTTGAGGCGAACATGCCGAGCGCCCACCGCTTCACCAGCCGATCGGCGCTTCCTGCCCTGACCTGGCGGAAGTTCAACCAGGGCGTTGCTCCTGCAAAGAGCACGACCGACCAGCACGACGAGCCCATTGGCCAGTGCGTTGGTTATTCGAAGGTGGATTGCGCCCTTGCCAAGCTGAACGGCAATGAGGCCGCCTTCCGTGCGTCCGAGGATCTGGCGTTTGTTAGCGCGTTCAACAACGAGCTGGCGACCGGCATCTTCTATCACTCGTACTCGAGCAACCCTGAGAAGTTCCAGGGTCTTAGTCCTCGACTGTCTGCGACGTCTGGCAACCCAGCCGCGTCTGGCGGTCCTACCGGCACCGGCCAGATCATCAAGGCCGACTCCGGAGCGTCTGGCGGCGATCAGACCTCCATCTGGCTTATTGGCTGGGGCCCTGAGACCGTGTTTGGGATCTTCCCGAAGGGGAGCGTCGGCGGCCTGCAGCACGTTGACATGGGAGAGCAGCTGGTTCCCGACAGCGGTGGAACCAACCAGTTCCGCGCTTACGTCTCTGAGTGGACCTGGCAGGTTGGTCTCTGCGTGAAGGATTACCGCTATGTTGCCCGCGTTTGCAACATTGACACCGGGACTGGCGGCTGGACCAACGACCTGAGCACGGGCGCCGATCTTGTGGCCCGTATGCAGGACGCGATGACCGCTATCTACGATCTGAACAACTGCAAGCCCGTGTTCTACATGGCGCGCAACACGTTCAACATGGTTGGCCAGCAGATGATGGCCCGCCAAGCGAACTATCTCGAGTACGTGGATCGCGGCGGATCGCGCGTTCCCCATATGTTCGGGATTCCGATTCGCTTCTGCGATGCCCTCACCACCACCGAGGCTGTTGTCAGCTAATTCTGGCGCCGTACTAACTAACAAATCAGGGCCTAGGCCCAGAAAGAGAAAAATCAAATGCTGCTCGATAAGGAACTGACCTTCACCTACACCAGCGCTACGGATGACTCGCAGACCATCGCGGACGCCGATAACGTCTCCTACAACCAGCTTGACCTTGGCCAGGGGGCCGCTGCTTCTACTCCGACACGCCAGCTTGGCAACGGCGCCCCGATGTACCTGATCACTCAGGTTGTGACCAAGGACACCGGCCACACCACTCCGACGCTGAACATCAAGCTTGTTGCTGCCACTGATACGGCGTTCACGTCTTCGCGTATCATTGCCCAAACTGGCGACATCGCCAACGCGCTTCTCGCTGATAACCAGATCATCGTGTTGCCGGTTCCTCCGAGCATCGGATACCGGTACTGGCGGGTTGAGTATCACCTTGGCAACGCGGACAATAGCTATGTTGTGCGTAGCTTCCTGGCCGATTGCGCCCCGAGCCCGCTGTTCTATACGCAGCCCTCGTATCTGGCCTAATTGAAGCGATAGCAATGGCGGCCTGGCTTCGGCTGGGCCGCCTTTTGCAAAGGAGACGCAATGCTGCGAATCTTTCGAAAGCTGATTAACGGCGACGTTCACGACAGCGCGGCGATTGCGCTTTCCAAGCTTGCCACTGGCGCGCTCGATACTGATATCACGATTGCCGAGGCGAATCTTACGGTTGCACTGATTGGCAACTATGCCGACGTCACGGTTGCCAACTCCGATCTGCTGACGCTGAACAGCGTTGGCAAGCAGCTGGTTGCGAATCCTGGCGCCGGCTACGCCAACATCTTGGACAGTGTCGAAATCTTCTACGACTACTCGTCTGCCGCTTTTGCCTCGAACGGAAATATTACCGTCAACTACCACACAGGCTCCGCAATCGACTCTGCGGCAATCGCGACCATCGCCAAAACGTCGTTCTTCGGCGACAGCGAGTCTGCCGATGGCGTTCGGGTTGCGTATCCGACTAGCACGGCTGCAATCACCCCGATTGCTGGCGGTGCGTCCGGAACCAATGGCGCGCTGTGGCTGACTTGCGCTTCGGCGGATCCGATTACAGGCGGCGGGCACTTCCACGTTCGAACGTTCTTCCACGTCGTTCCTACCTCGTTCTAAGGGGCGACCATGGCGAATCTACCTAGCCCGGCTGGAACTCAAAAGAAGACCGGATACGTTAACGCCGACTTCCACGCCAGCGCCTCGATTGCTACGTCTAAGCTGGCGACTGGCGCTCTTCCGTCTGCAATTACGCTTGCGGAAGCCAACCTGTCTTCCGAACTGTACGGCAACTATGCAGACGTATCGCTTACTGCTGCCCAGGTAAAGGCTCTTCACACGACCCCGTACACGCTGGTTGCAGCTCCCGCAGCCGGCTATGCCAACGTGTTTGACGGCGCGCTGCTGTTCCTGGACTACAGCGGCGGCGCCTTCACGTCTGGAAATGCGCTCGTCAAGTATACAAACGAGGCCGGGCAGTTGGTTGCTACGGTGGCGTCCAGCGGCTTCCTGACTGCCACGTCTGACCAGCTTCGGTATGTGTACCCGGCCAGCACGGCTGCGATTGTTCCTGTTTCCGCTGCGGCGCTTGTGCTGAACGTCGCCTCAACGGATCCGTCTGGCGCAGCTGCAACAAGCGTGCTGTATGTCCGAACGTTCTTCCACGTTATCCCGATGACGTATTAGCAGCAGTGCAGTTAACCGGCCCCCGTTAACGCGGGGGCCATATCCGAGGAACGAACTACGATGGTTGCGCGATACTGGATTAATCACTCTGCGTTTCTTCCGACCGGTCCGATGATGGGCGATGGGCAGCCGAGCCATGAGTACCACGCCCCTGGCAAGGAGATTGCGTACGCTGGCGAGCCTTCTACGCGATGGGAGCCCCTTAATCAGGAGGCCGTTGACGCCATGAGGGCCCTCATTGAGAAGAGGATCGCCAACTCCGAGGAAACACGTAAGTTCATTCCGGGCGACCCGGCTGGCCTTAGATCGCTTGCTGCGCTGAACGGCCGAATCGGGGCGATGAAGAGCCGCCTTGCCGGATTGCGCATCTCTTCTCGAGCCGGACCCCAGCCGGAGCCGGCCGCGTTTACGAGGCCCGAGGAGCCGGAGCCGCAGCCGCAGAGCCAGGGCCGACAGCAGGGCCGCCGCCAGTAGCGTAGCAGCGAAGCGTAGACAGGAGCCAGCGTGTACACGAGCGCACAGACACAGGTGGGAATCATCAACCGCGCGCTGGCTCGCTGCGGCATCAAGCAGTTTATTACCGCGACAACGGACACGTCCCAGGAGGCCATCGTTAGCATGATGTTCTGGGACCAGGTCCGGCAGCAGCTTCTTGGGGCGTTCCCCTGGAAGTTTGCGATTCGCCAGGCCCCTCTCGAGGAGTTCGCTCCGGCATGCTCGGCCGTTGAACGCATCGGGACGGGGCCTGCCGGCTCCACGATGATTACGGCGCTGGCTGCCTCTAGCGACCTCGAGGGCAGCTATAACGTGGTCGGCCAGGTGACTGCGGCTGGCGGAACGTCTACGGGCTACATCAAGTGGAGCGTTGACGGCGGCATCTCGTTTGGCTCTCCCGTCGTCTATTCGTCCGGAGCGCAGACCATCGGAAACAGCGGCGGAACCGGCGTTGAGTTGGCTTGCGGCTCCGGCCTCGAGATGACCGGGACAATCGAGGTCACTCTGGCTAGTGGGCAAACGCTGGTTGCCGGCGACATATACAGGTTTACGGCTACGGATGGCCTGAGCTTCGAATATAACTACGGTTTTCTTTTGCCGGCCGACATGCTGATTGGGCGGTACATTTGGTCCGGCGCCCGCTCGATTCGTCCGGACCAGCGCATCCCGTTCAAGCGTGGAAACTTTGGCAGCCTGAACGTGCTGTGGACCGATATCGACCCGTCCGACACGCCCAAGATTATCTACGTCGAAGACGTGACGGACGCCTCGCGCTTCCCTGCCGGCTTCGCGGATGCGCTGGCATGGAAGCTGGCCTACGAGATTAGCGGCCCGCTCAAGGCCGAGCCCGCCCCGCAGGCGCTGATGCAGGCGTACTTATTGGCAGTCAACGAGGCCCGCTCTGTCGATTTCATCGAGTTTCAGGAGGATATGCCTCCCGACTCCGAGGTTGTTGCTGCGCGCGGAGACGCCTGGAATCCCTACCAGGGCTCAACGTATCCGCTCGGCTGGGGCTGGCTGCCCCTCTAGGAGGCCCCCTTGCCAGCCCATTTCAGGCAGAACAGCTTTAGCGGTGGCGAGATTTCCCCTACACTCAAGGGGCGGTCCGACGTCGGCAAGTACCATTCCTCGCTGCTGACGTGCCGAAACATGATTCCGCTCAAGCAGGGACCGGTCACTAGCCGGCCAGGTCTCGAGCATATCGTGTCTGCCGGTAGCGGAACGTATCGCATCATCCCGTTCGTCTACAGCCAGGGCGACAGCTTCGTTCTTGTCCTGGGAGACGAGACTCTTGGCGTATACAAGGATGGCGTACTACAAGATACAGTCGTAACGCCCTGGGACAAGGACGACCTGGCTAGGCTGAAGTACGCCCAGCTTGGCAACGTAATGACCCTCTGCCATCCGGACTACGTCCCCCAGGAGCTGACCCGCAACAGCGACACAGACTGGACTATTGCCAATCTCTCGTTTGACGCCAGCGCTTTTGATGACTGGTCCTATGACTCCGACCCCGTCCTGATGCAATGGACGATGGATGCCAACTACCCTACCGAGACCACAGACTATCCGGCCTACCAGTGGAAGTGGTGCGTTACCGCAGTCGTAAAGCGCGCAGACGGCGTCATTTTCGAGACTGCCCCGAAGGAGATCGAGCATATCCGGCAGATTGTATGCGTCGATGGTTGCACTGTTTGGGACCCAACTGCAACATACGGGGTAGACGACGCGGTCCGAAAGGACAACATTAGCGGGACATTCTGGTACTGCACACAGAATCATGGGGCCCCTGGACAGGATCCTGAATTTAGTACCGGATACTGGTCGGTTCACACGGATGGAGATGTTGCCTACGATAGCGACTTACAGACGTCAATCAGTCTCGGTCAGTCGCCGGGCCTTCGCTTCGTCTTCCCACAGGCGTCTACGTCTTCTGACTACTCGATTCTGTACTATAGAATGTACCGAAGGGCTGCTGCCGGGAATGGCGGGTCAGGCGACGACTCTACAAACCCGGTAGGGTATGACTCCTGGGGATGGATTGGAGACTCAGAGGCAGAGGGGGATCCCCCTGCCGACTATTCTGCGTCGTTTGCATACGAGCGAGGAGATCTGTGCGTATATGGGGGATCGGAGTGGATATGCTGCAGGGCCGCAACTGGTGTGACTCCGGTTGAGAACTACGGGGCTGGAGCCGGGGTTGAGCCATACTGGCGCCCGTTCCACTATTACCCACTACAGTATTTCTACGACACAAACCAGACGCCGGACTACACGATTACTCCGCCAAGCGGCGAGAATCCGTTTGCGGTCTACGACCTGTCCGGTACGCTGACCGCGACCGAGAATCCGGCCGTAGTGTCGTACTACGAGCAGCGCAGAATCTTTGGCGCTCCCCACAGCGATACGACTGGCGGGCGTCCAGGCTGGCTGTTCGCCTCAAAGACGGGAGACTATAGCAATTTCGACCGAAAGCTAATCCAGACGAGCGACGATGCCTGCGAGTTCGAGCTTGCCAGCATGCGCTTTGAGGAGATCCGAGGGCTGTTGCCGGTCTCCCGGCTGATGGTCTTCACCTCGGAAAATGAGTGGGCGGTTAGCGGGTCTGGCGGTGCGCTGGCGTTCGATAGCATTGACGCCAAGGTCCAGGGCAACAACGGCTCGGCGCACTTGATGCCTCTCCAGGTTGGCAACGAGGCTCTGTTCGTCCAGGAGCGCGGCCCCAACGTTCTGTCCGTCTCCTACCTAGACACTACGGCCAACTATGACGCGACCGGGCTCAACATCTTCGCCGACCACTTCTTGGACGGTTACTCAATCGTAGCCTGGACGTTTACGCACAAGCCGCACCGGTGCGTCTGGATGGTCCGATCGGACGGCAAGCTGGTAAGCATGACTTACCAGAAGGAGCAGGAGGTCAACGCCTGGGCGCTGCACGATACGGACGGAGATGTCCTGGACGTGTGCAGCATCCCCGAGGGAAGCGAGGACGCGCTGTATCTGCTCGTTGAGCGGGACTCTACGACTAGGCTAGAGCGCATGGCGTCGTTCGGAATCGAGACCAGGCTGGACAGCCTGCCGCTGCTGGACGGCCACAGCCTGACAAACTACGAGTATCCGGCTCTGACGCTGACTAGCGGTGGGGCAATCTCGGCCGGATCCCTGGTGACGCTGACTGCCGCAACCGACTGCTGGGAGGCGTGCGAGGCCGCGCGCTCCATCGACTGGCGAAACGATATTCTATACAAGGCTTTGGACTGGGTTCGATACGGAACGAGATATTACAGGGCGGACTCCGATTCTCCCGGAGAGCCCCACGTCGGGTGGACTAGGTTTTACGAGTGGTCTTCTGGCGTAACCTACAGCTTGGGAGCGTATGTCTTCACGCTTAGTGGCTCTACGCCCACCATATACAAATGCATCGTTGCAAGCTCAACTAACGAGGCTCCGTCAACCCATCCAAGCGTATGGACGTCCGTTGCTGCTGCCGCAAGGCGCGTGACGCTGTCGATTGCAACGTCTACTGGAACGGCCGTCCTGGATACCGGAGACAGCTCAACTGGTCGCTCTAGCTCAACGGCAATGCTGTTCCGCGTTACGTCCAAGACTGGGACGCTTACCAGCGGGCAGGCACTTTCGTCGTGGTCGCGCACTCGGACTCAGGCCGATATTTCTGGAACACAGTCCGAAGACAACAGCATCGTAATTGATAACGGAGGGACGGTAACAATCAGTAGCATCTCCCCAGAGGCCATCCAGGTATACGCGACCGTAACCGGGACAAAGATTGTCTCGGCTTTACTCGGGAACGACTACGTCCAAGAAGTCTCGTTCTTGCCGCCTGCCTCCTCGTCCAAGGAAGTTCGCCCGCTGTTCTGCACGCTGACCAGGATGTTCGTCGAGGCCATTGGATACGGCGGCCTCCAGGTGGGCCAGGACGAAGACAACATGCAGTCGGTCTCTATGACTGCTGACTCCACGGACCCGCTCGAGATGGTGGAGGAGCTGGTTGAGTGCAGGCCGGCGAATCGCTGGACCAAGGGCGCAGTTGGCATCGTGCGGCAGACGCTTCCCTATCCTCTGACGATTCTGTCCGTTATCCGAGAGATAGAGTTCAGGAATCCGTAATGCCAGCCTACGATATCATTCCTGCTACGATGGAGCTTGCCGAACGCATGGCGCCGAACATGCGCGCCGAGGACGTAGCCGAGGTCCACGCGATTGGCCAGCGTCCGCTAGAGGCCCTCCAGGTCTCCATCTCCATGAGCGACGGGGAGCCGGCCCTGTGTTGGACCGTGGACGGCGAGCCGGCAATGATGTGGGGCATCCAGTCTCTGGACGGGCGCTTGCTCGGTATTCCGTGGCTTCTTGGGACTCCGCTTATTCGCGCCAATAAGTACGAGTTTCTAGAGCTGTGCTACAGCGAGCTGGGCCGCTTCCTGTATAGCTGGGGCCGCCTGATTAACTGGGTAGATGTCCGCTACGAGGTTAGCCTCAAGTGGGCCGCCAGGCTCGGATTTCGTGTCCACCCGCCTTCTGAGTTCGGGCCTCTAAATATGCTGTTCTGCAAGATCGAGATTGAGAGGTAGTCATGGGCTCGGCCATTGGTTCAATCATTACTTCCGCCGTCGGTGGCATTTCAAATGCCGTTGGCACGCGAGCACAGGGCGAAGCGTCCCTGAAGAATAACGACTACGAGCAGAACCAGGCCCAGCACAATGCGGACATTGCCAGCATTGCCGCCAAGGTCGCGCTCCAGAAGGGCCGCCAGCAGGAGTTTCAGTCGCAGCAAAAGTACGGCTCGCTGGTAGGCCAGCAGAAGACCGCCTACGGTGCGTCTGGAGTGGTTGCAAACTCTGGCTCGGCCGCTGCTGCGATTGCCCAGACGCGGGCCCTTGGCGAGTACGACGCGGCAGTCATCAAGAACAACGCCTACCGCGAGGCCCTGGGGTATCGCTCGCAGCGCACCCAGGCTCTTCAGCGCAAGCAGATGCTGGAGGCCGGTCGAGAGGCCCTGTGGGTCGGCGGAATCGCCAACATCTTTGGGGCAAGCGCCAATACTGGCGGAGACATCATCGGCCAGATCGGCGCCATGCAGTCTAAGAAGGAGTAGCCATGCCTAGGATTCCGGTTCCCGAGGCCCCACAGCAGGTTTCAGAGGGGCCGCGCATGGCCGGCGCGGCTGACGCCCCTGCCGGAGCGTTCGGGGAGGCTGCCGCCAAAGGCCTCATGAACGCCGGCGCTGGCCTCAGCAACCTGAGCCACGGCCTCCAGCAGTACCAGGCCCACCAGGACCGGGCCGACAACTCGGCCGTAGAGGGAGCCCTTGCCGAGTACGGAAACGGTCTCAACCAGGCCCTCGCGTCGTATAAGAGCCTGCAGGGCGAGAACGCTCTCAAGCACTATGACGACACGCTGACGGCGATGGAGAGCCACAAGCAGGCCATCTCCCAGCGCCTTGGCAACGATAGGCAGCGTGCTCTGTTCAACCGAAGGGCTGGCCTCGAGGCCAACCGCGTTGACCGCTCCATGGTTCTACACCAGTCCGAGCAGATTGGTGCGCTTGAAGATCAGAAGTTCAAGGCGCGCGAGGCATCCGTTCTGGATTCGATTAGGCTCAGTGCGAACGATGATATCTCGGCCGTCCAGGACGCTATTGGAGAGTTTGCTCAGAACGAGCTTGGAGCGTCTCACGAGAGGCGTGGACTGTCCTATGAGGCCAGGCCGTTGGTCGAGGCCGAGTGGAAGGCCAAGGCATACGGAGAGGCCCTCCGGGCCATGATTCGTCCCCCCGACGGGAAGGAGCCCAGGCCAGACCGCGTGCAGGCGTTCTTTGAGGCCCACAAGAAGGACCTGGATCCCAAGGATGCCGAGCAGCTTGGCGAGGTCGTTCGCGAGATCGGATTCCGCCAGCGCGTTGAGGAGCACGTCTCCGGGCTTCTCGGAAAGCACTCCGAAGGCGTTCGGCTACCAAATGGGAATCTGATTGCCAAGGTTGACGGTCCTGCAATCGTTGATGCCGCCGAGCAGCTGAAGTTGCCAGAGAAGGAGAAGGAGCGCCTTAGAACCCTGGCTCGTAGCATTGCCACGGCAACCGAGGGTCAGTGGTCGAAGCAGCAGCAGGCCGTTTATGAGTCTGCCATGACGGACTACCTTAGAAGCCCTACCAGGGGCGCGGCCGGGCTTCGTGCGATTCCTCCCGAGACCAGAACGTGGCTCGTCGAGCATGCCCCCGACAGGTGGGAGGCAATCGAGCGCAAGGCGCAGGCTGCAGACGAGCGCGCCAACAGGCGAATTCGCGGCTCGGCAGAGGATAGGCGCTGGCAGGAGGAGCAGGACCAGGAGGCCTGGTATCGCTATCAGGAGATGTCTTCAAAAAACGAGGCCGAGGCTTCCGAGGCCAACGTTGAAGAGGAGTTCCCGTCTGCATCTCCGAAGATGGCCCAGCGCATCAGGGCCGCACAGCAGAAGGACAAGAACAACGTTAGCGGCGGCGGCCGGGTTGGCTACTCGGATACGAAGTCAATCGCCGAAGAAGAGGCCGGCAGACTCGGATTTACCGTCAAGGGGTCTGCCAACAAGAAGCGTCTTGAGTCCTTCCAGGGATGGGTACGCGACTATTACGACTCGTTCAGGACAAAGAACAAGCGCAATCCTACGCGCGACGAGGTTCGAGAAGCTGTTGCGTCAGGCCTTGTCCTTGGTGACGAAAACGGAGACGAGTGGTTTGGCGGGTCTGCTAAGTACAAGTTTGAGACCAAGCCGGGCGACAAGTTCGTTCCGTATGCGAAGGAAAAGCAGAAGAGCAGGCTTTCGAATGAGGACAGGCCTTCCGCCGAGCCAATGCCTCGGGACATGAAGCTTGGAGACGAACCGGCGCCGAGCAAGGAAGACTCAGCCAAGGCGCTTAATAGCCTGCGCAAGAAGGTGTCTTCCGGGGCCAAGAATAATGCGCGCAAGGCCGAGAAAGAGGCGGCAGTAAATGCTATTCTAGACGAGCATCCAGAGTATAAGGATAAAGACGGAAAGCTGTCTAAAGAGTTCTTCGTTGAAATGAAACGCAGGGGCTTCTAATGGCACAGGAAAACGACCTCGCTGGCGCCGATAACAACCAGGAATCGGCGCAAGACACCTCTGCGCTTGAGAACGATCCGGATATTCTTGAGGCAGTAGCAAGGCGAAGCTCCGGGCAGACAGAGCCGCAGGACGCCGTTGATCCGGACATTGCTGATGCGCTGCAACGCCGGGAGCAGAAGTCCATTAGGAGCAATCGCATCAAGGCCCTGTACGAAGCCGACCGATTCGGAATCGGAGAGCGTGGACAGCGCGTCATCAGAATGGCCGAGAAGACCGGCCTACATCCGGACGTCATCGACGCAAACCTGGACAAGTTCAGCAAGGCCGCCGAGGTCTCCGAGTACGACACGGACAGGCTTGAGCGTGACTATCCAGACCTGGTCGAGACGCTACTTGAGCATCAGCACCTGGCCGGGCCGATTCTGAAGGATCCGGCGCTTAGGGATATTTCCGAAGAACTGCGAACTGGCGAAGTTGCGTCTCGGGTTGAGCCTGGTAGCTTCGTCAAGCGGGGGCTCACTTTCGCGGCTGACGCAGTCGGAAAGCTCGGATCCGCCATGGAGTCTGGCTTTGCCGCGTCGTCTCAGGCCGAGGTTGGCCGAAAGATGGCTGGCTCTGCCGCCCTGTTCGGCGACGAGAAGTTGGCCGGCGAAGCCAAGAAGATGCAGGCCGCTTCCGAAGAGAGCGCCAATAAGGCCATCTCTACCCTTGAGTCTGTTCCCGAGGCTAGGAAGCCAAACATCATCCAGACTGTTACGGCTCCCGAGGCGAAGCTTGAGGGCGTCGAGCGCCTGAAGATTCTGCCTGCTGCATACAAGTATTATCGCAGGGACCACGATGCAAGCGTTACGGCTTTCAAGGTAATGATTGGCAAGATCCGTGGACAGGATGTTTTCGAGAACGAAAAGAAGCTCGTCGCTATGGAGCAAGAGCTTGGCGACGTTCCGTGGTACGGCCAGGGTCCGGCCATGCAGCTTGGGCTTGATGCGGTTCAGGCGTTCGCCTCTAACCCGGAAAGCCTTGGAGCGCAGGCCCTTGGCGCTGCCGCAGGACTTGGCGTTGGTAGGATGTTCGGGCCCATGGCTGGCAGAAAGGCTGCCAAGGTTGTAGGCAGGGCTCTTGGATACACGGCTTCTTTCGTTGCGGAGGGCGGAAGCGCCTATCGACAGTTCAAGAAGGTCAAGGGGCCAGACGGAGAACTCGACGAGCCTACGCTGATTGGCGCGACCATCTTCTATGCGGCAATCGCCTCCGCCATCGAGGTTGGCGGCAACGAGGCGGAACTCAGGATGCTGGGGCCAATCGGCGACAAGCTGGTTGGGCTTGAGAAAAAGGAGGTTGCGCGCTGGCTGGCCTCAGATGGCAAGTTCAGGACGCTGCTCAAGGAGGCTGGCAAGCGTTGGAGTTCCAGACTTGTGGCTGGCATGTATGCGGAGGGCAAGGAGGAGGCCCAGCAGCAGACGCTGCAGAACGTTATTGATTACGCTCTAAAGCTCAAGATGGGCGAGACGTCCGGCCCTGACGTTGCAGCCATGCTTGGTGACGCGGGCGGAGCCTTTGTCGCTGGCGGGATTGGCGCCGCAGGCCTTGGGCCAATCGGATATGGCAGCCATGTTGTCGGTATGTCCATCGAGCGCGCCCAGCAGTCCAGCTCCGCGCAGCAAGTCTCCGCAGTCCACAAGGGCACGCAAACGCAGCTCGCGAAGGCCAGCCCGGCTGGCTATGCCAAGGTAGTCGAGAAGGCCACCGGCGAGTCTGGCGCCCCAGTAACGCATATGTACGCCGACGCCGAGCAGTTGCTGACGCTGTTCCAAGAGGCCGGCCAGCCGCTCGAGCAGGCCGCCACCGATCTGCTCGGGCCGGACGGATACAAGAGAATCAACGCCGCCATCGTTACCGGGTCGAAGCTCGAGATCCCTGTTGGCGAGTGGGCCGCGAAGATTGCCACGAAGCCGCTTGGCGACGCTCTGGTTAACGGCGGGCACGTCATCGGCCATGCATTCATGGACACTCCGGCCCAGGCCGCGCAGAAGCAGGCCTCGATTCAGACCGAGGCAAAGGCGTTGGTCGAGCGCGCCAAGTCTGAGCAGGCTACCGACGCAGAGCGCGAGTTCATGCAGGTAGTCCAGTCGCAGCTGCTAAAGTCCTACGAGCGAGAGCAGACCGGCAAGGACGGCAAGACTCGCAAGCAGCACATGAAGGTCGAGGACAGCGCTGCCAGCGTTGAGCAGCTGGCTTCGGTAGTCGTCACGATGGCGAAGCGTAGCGGCGTGCCAGTAGAAGACATGATGCGTCAGTACGTCGTCACGGTCCAGCGGCACCAGGACGGCGCCCAGCAGGCCGAGGCGGCCCAGCAGCAGCCTCCAGTTAATCGCACCGAGGCGTCCGGCATTCTGGAGCGGGCCTATCGCGAGATGGACGACGAGGGAAAGCGAAACCTGTATTACCGGGACGCCACAACAGACCTACTGCACGAGCGCGGAATCAGGGACATGCCCGCCGACGAGGCGCGGCCGAACTACGGCGTTCTTAGCTTCGGATACAAAAAGGATCTGAACGACGTTAAGGGAAAGGGGCACGACTTCGCAGACGACGTCTTCAGGGACATCGCCAAGGCGCTGCACGAGATTGATCCGAACGCCGGAAAGGTCGGAGGGGACTTGTGGCTTCCTGCCTTCGGTGACCAGGCCGAGATGGATGCGCTCATTGAGCAACTCCGCTCCAAGCTGCCCGAGGGCCTCAAGGACATTCCGCTCGTCGGCACGGTCATGGAGCGCAAGGCGGGCGAGGACTGGACCGCAACCAAGCACCGTGGCGGCGACACGTTGTCTGCCCACACGGACACCAAGCGATCCGAAGGCAAGTTCCCCAAGCGCGAAGACAGGCTCCCTGAAACAGCCAACGTCCAGCCGTCAAAGACAAGACTTGGAACCAAGGGCCGAGCCCTACAAGTGCCGCTGGTCGAGCGCCACGGCACGTTCAACGCTCGCAAGGCGGCCGAGGAGGCGTACTTTGAGAAGGAGACCGGGGCGCTGACCAAGGCCGGCTGGGACGAGGTTCGACGCCGCGCTCCAAAGGACTTCGTTGTCTCGGCAGACATCCGCGCAGTCAAGGCCATGGATGTGCTGTTTGGACACGAGATCACAGATGAAATGGTGCGCAAGGTCGTCCGCAGCATGGTTCGCAGAGGCGGCAACCGCTTTGACGTGGCGCACGTTAGTGGTGACGAGATTCGCGCGCAGGGAAACAGCGAGCAGGAACTAAAGGCATTCTTTGAGGAAGTCAGAAGCCTGCTCGGAAACGCGCACGAAGTCATGGAGTTGGACGATAGTAGCATTTTGGAGCAGGAAGGGTTACACTATGCCTATGGACTTGCCGGAGGAGCAGATGCCGAACACCAAGCCGATGGGGTTGAACTCCCAGCAGCCAAGCAGCGAGAGGAAGCAGCCGGCCGAGGAAAGGCCTACTACGCTGCCAAGTCCCGAATCCACGCCCCCGACAGCGAGCGAGCAAAGCAGCTCCGCGCCGAAGCAGCGAAGGGTCGTCCGAATCCTGAGCTTGACGCTGGGGGACGGGGAGCGACTTATCTAGCGCACGAGCTGTCTGGACTCGACGAAGAAGTCGGCCAAGTTGACCCCCGAGGGCCCGGCCGCCCTCACATGCTGTTCCAGCCATCCCCCAACATCTACGAGCAGCCCGCCTGGCACGGCTCTCCCCATCGCGGGATTGAGCAGACGGGTTTTAGCCTCCAGAAGATCGGGACCGGAGAGGGCGCCCAGGCCTACGGCTGGGGCATGTACTTCGCTGGCGATAAGGCCGTCGGCGAGTTCTACCGAAAGACACTGGCGAATCGCGCACCGGTTATAAATGATGGCGAGCGCACCTATGGTCCGAATCACAACTACTTTACGCAAGAGCTGCACACTCAGCTAAACAGTGGCGCCAGCAAGGGTGACGCCCTGCTTGAGGCTCGGCTCAAGGCTGATCGCGAGTACAAGAGGGCTAAGGAGCGATACGATAAGGTAGCGAACAACCCAGTTTCGGTAACCAAGGTCGGATCGGAGTTAGACCTTGCCGACGCGGAGGCAATGGTCAGACTGTGGGGCAATGCCAAGGCGCTAGCAGACCGCACGACCGTTGACCAGATCCAAGACGCGCAGGGCCAACTCTACTCCGTTGACGTGCCAGAGAGCGACCGGCTGCTGGACTACGACAGGCCGATGGCTGAGCAGCCGCCTTCGGTGCTCAAGGCGCTTCGAGAAGCAGGACTCGCTGTTCGTATCGACGACGAATCTGGACGGGAGAAAATTAGGCTGGCAAACGGTGAGCGAGTCGAGTCCGAAGAGGCGACCGGGGCCATGGTTTATCGGGCCCTTTCCGAGCGATGGGGAAACGAGCAGGCTGCATCCGAGGCGCTGAACAAAGTTGGAATCCCCGGACTGCGCTACCTGGACGGCAACTCACGAGGCTCCGGCGAGGGCAATTACAACTTCGTCATCTGGGACGAGAACGAGATCCGCGACATCAAGACGTACTACGAGGGCAAGGAGTCTGACTCTCGCGGTTACGTCCAGTTCGTGCGCAAGGCCGGGCAGTTGATCAGCAACGTCTTCCTGAAGAAGAACAGCGATCTCTCTACGTTCCTCCATGAAAGCGGCCACATCTACCTGGAGATGCTTGGAGACCTGAGCGAGCGCGCCGACGCTCCGCAGCAGATCAAGGACGACTACGCGACCATTCTCCGAGAGTTCGGAGTTCAGTCAAGGGCGGAAGTCGGGACCGAGCAGCACGAGAAGTTCGCGAAGCTGTTCGAGGCGTACCTGTTAGAGGGGAAGGCTCCGTCGCTGTCTCTCAAGGGCGCATTCAAGCGCTTCAGCAACTGGCTCAAGCGCATCTATGGGTCGCTGAAAGACGCCGGTCTTAACGACGAGGTCCGAGCCGTCTTCGACCGGATGCTTGCGACAGACGAGGAGATCGAGGCCGCCAAGGACGAGGCCGGCATGCGTCCCATGTTCCGCTCGCCGGAAGAGGCCGGAATGCAGCCCGGCGAGTGGCAGGCGTATCTCGAAGCCCAGGAAGCCGCGCACTCCAAGGCGGAGCTGGCTGCCCGGTTGCGCGAGCTGAAGGCGGAGCTTCGAGAGGCCAACGAGAATCTTAGGCCTCACGAGGCTTCGGCGGTGGCCGAGGCCGCGAAGGAGTTTGATGCGCTTCCGGAGACTCGCGCCGCCGAGTATGTCAAGACCGGGCGCGTTATCGGAGAAGACGGCTCTGCAATTGAAGCCGGCAAGCTTGACCGTCAGGACGTTGTTGAGTCTGTCGGAGAGGAGGCCGCCGCAGCGATAGAGGAGAAACTTAGAGACGCCATTGCCGAGAAGCGCCTGGCTAGACGCGGAAAGCGCGGCTCGCGCTCGACTTCCGTCATTACTCCACAGAACAAGTCCGGAGAGGCGGCCACCTACAAGGTCATCGAAGCCAAGGATCTGCTTCCGTCCCACAGCCCGACTACGTTCCAGCCGACCAAAGGTTATCCCGCCGAAGTCCAGGAACGCGAGTATCATCGCCAGCCCGAGGAGCAGGCCAAGGTTGTTTCTGGCGCCCAGGCGCTTAATCCCTCGCTCCTGCTCGCTAATACTCCGTCTGCCGTGGATGGCCCGCCGCTCGTCACGTCCGGCAAGAAACATCTCGTTCTTGGCGGAAACGGCCGGTCAATGATGATGCTGCGAGGCTTCTCCAACAAGGAGCAGCTCGAGGCCTACAGGTCTGCGCTGATTGACCGGGCGTCATCTTTCGGCATGTCGGCCAAGGAAATCGCCAGGATGGACGCTCCGGTCCTGGTGCGCGTTATCGACGGCGTGTCTTCCGATGCTCCTAAGTCGGATCTACAGGCCGCCGTTCGGCGCTTTAACGAGGGCATGACGCAGGCACTGTCTCCAAGGGCCAAGGCTGTTGCCGAGGCTCGCATGCTGTCTTCGGATAGCGTTCAGGACCTTGCCGGGCTCCTGTCGGATGACTCCTCGTTGCGCGACGCAATGCGCGACAGGCCGCAGGACATCGCCAAGATTCTGCGACGAGACGGAATAGTTACCGACCAGAACCAGGCACAGTGGCTTGCCGGGGGAAATCTAACCGACGAGGCCAAGGACCGAATTGAGGGCATGTTCCTGGGGCGTGTCGTTGGAACCGGAGATAGGCTTGCTGCTGCCGCTCCCGAGCTTCTAAAGAAGATTGAGCGGGCCGTTCCACACCTGATCCGGGTGGCCGGAATTAATGGTGCGCTTGACGAGATTGAGACGGTACAGCAGGCCATGGACTTGCTGGCCGACGCCAAGCGGCGCAAGCTGTCGCTGCAGGATCTGCTTCGTCAGCCCGGACTGTTCGGGGAAGCTACCGTATTCGGAGACGATGCCAGGACCATGGCTTCGCTTCTCGACGGAGCCACGCAGAAGAAGGTTTCTGAGGCGTTCAAGCGCTGGGCGTCGGTTGCCGCAGTCGATCCGCGTCAGGCCACGATGTTCGAGAAGCCTGCTACGCTCGAGTTCGCAGAGGACGTGCTATTCGATGGCGTCGAGCGTATGCCTCCGGCCCCAAAGGATGAGCCGGCCAAGAAGGGCAAGGCGCAGTCAGGGGCCGAGATTCGTCCGCCATCTGGGCTATGGCGCGGACCCGGCGAGGAAGGCCCCTCGCTCGACGAGATGGCCGGAGTTCTGGGATTCCCTGACGGGAAGGCGATGGCAGACGCGCTGGAAAATCATCCCGATAGGGATAGTTATGTTGCGGCGCGAAGCAAGGCGATTCTCGAGGAGCGCTTAGGGCCGATGCTGACGGACAGGGACGCCCTGGCGGCCGAGGTCTCCAAGGGCCTGCACGGAGACCATACGGCTGATTGGCTTATCGCGGAGTGGCGCGCTCTTGAGCGCAAGGCGCGTCCAGGCAAGCCGTCTGTCCCGCTCGAGTCCATCAAGCGTGCGGCGCGAGAGCTGGCGAACGACGCCCAGGCTGGCGCCATCAACGTTGGCCGGGCTCGTCAGGCGGAGCGGATGGCTGCCAAGCGTGCCATGGAGGCGGCAGCCAAGGGTGACGTGGAGCGGGCCGTCTTCGCTAAGCAGCAGCAACTGCTAAACTTCTACCTTGCGAGGGAGCTGGAGGATGCAAAGGACGACTTTGACCGGGTTCTGAAAATTGCCGAGGACATGGCTGGCGACAGGTGGCAGTCGCGCATGGGAAAGGCTGCTGCCGCCAGGGACGAGAACGGAAAGCCAACAAACGCCGCCAAAGCCGCTGTTGCGTATCGCGACGCAATCGAGACGATCTTTGAGGCTCTGAATCTAGCCGAGCCCCAGGAGCGCGACAAGCAGCCGCACTCGATCCATGAGGCCGTTCGCGCCATGGAGCAGAACGAGGGAATCGTTGCCAAGTTCGACGCCGATGCTCTGGCGATGATTCTGTACAAGCCGAGAGACATGCGCGTGCTGTCTGTTGGAGAAATGCGTAACGCTCTTACAGCCCTCAAGCAGTTCCAGCAGGCGTTCAGAAACGCAGAGACAACCATCGTTGACGGCAAGAAGTACGAGAAGGACGAGATCAAGGCGCGCATCACAAACGAGATCCGCGCCGCTCTGCCGATGCGCCCTACGCTGTCAAGTTCGACTCCAACCGAGGGAAGGAAGCCGACGCTCCGCAAGATGGCAGGGGACGCGCTTGAGGCACGGACAAAGCTTGGCTTCGCGGCCGGAAACAACTGGTCAGAGTCCTGGCTTAACCGGGCAATCTTCAAGCCGCTCAAGGAAGCCCAGGCCCGCGAGAACGACCTGATTAACGGGGCCTGCAAGAGCATCCTGGACGCGATGGACAGGATGCCAGATAAGGTTAAGCGGCATCTTGGCGACAGCATCGACGGGAATAAGCTGTTCCCAACGCACAGAAGTGGCGCTAGGTCAGATGGCTCTGCCGACATCAAGGCGCCGACAAAGCGCTTTGAGCTTCTTATGATGGCTGCCAACTCTGGAAACTCAAGCAACATGGATCGCCTGACCAAGGGTAGGGGCATTACCGAGGCCGAGGTGTGGAATGCGTTGCTTGACGGGCCGTATGCTTTGACCAAGGAAGAGTGGGACTGGGTCCAGTCAATTTGGGACGCCAACGAGGCGCTAAAGCCGCTCGCCTTTGACGTTGAAGAGCGCGTGTCTGGCATCAGGCCGGACGAGATCGAGGCCCGCCAGATTGTTACCAGGCACGGAACGTATCGCGGCGGGTACATCCCGGCCGTGTACGACCGTCGCGGAAACTCTTCTGTGGCCGAGCGCCAAGCCGTCGAGTATGCGGCAGACGTGCTTGACCAGTCCTATAGCACTGCGCACACGTCTCACTCGAACACAAAGTCACGCGCCGAGAACTTTGCCGATGTGATTGCGCTGGATCCGTCCGTGTTCCAGGCTCACATCTCCCAGGCCGCTCACGATATCGCCTTCCGCGAGCCGCTAATGAGCGTCAGCCGTCTGCTGCTAGACTCCGACCTGCAGCGCGAGTTCAAGGAGCGCCTGGGTACCGAGTGGCAGCGTCAGTTCCTGCCGTGGCTGAAGGACATTGGCAACGATAGGAATATGGAGGTCATGACGCATGGAGCCTTTACTATCGCCAGGGCCCTTCGGATGGCCAAGGCCGGACTTGGCCTTCAAATCATGGCCTTCAACTTTAAGACGTTCTTCGGCGATACGCCAGGCATCGTCCTGAACTCGTTCGGCCTAAGCAAGACCGACTACGCTATGGCAATCAAGGATGTTGCAGGCGGCTGGGGCTACTGGGGGAACTTCATCGACCAGAAGTCTGGATGGATGCGTAGCCGCAAAGAGGGATGGTCGCGCGAACTGTCCGACGAGATCAACCGCGCCTTTGCTGGAATGTCGTTTGCCAACAACCCGTACATGACATTCCAGAAGAAATACGGATATGTAGTCGCCGAAGCCATTGAGAAGGCTGTCCTTCGGCCGGCGTGGCTGGCGGCGTATCGAATCAAGCTCAAGGAGTTGGCCGGGCGCACCGACCTGTCGGTTGATGACATGGATCGGATTGCAGTTGACTTCGCGGAGGACAAGGCCAGTAGGTGGGTTCCGCCCAAGTACGGCTACGAGAAGTCGGCCCTTCTCAGGGATAAGGGTGCAGTTGGCATGATCGTGTTCATGGGAGGATTCTTCAATAGGGCCTTCCAGCGCAACGCCGAGTTGGCCCACGTTGTCTACCTGGCTTCGACCGGCCACATAAAGGGCAAGGAGGCCGCAAAGCAGGTCGCCAAGGCCGTCGCTACGGGGATTGCCATGGCCATGATCTACGGTCCATTGTCAGAGTGGTTGAGCGGTCGAGGGCCGGAGCCGGAGGACGGAGACGACGACTGGGAGCGCTACCGCAACTGGTTCCTGCGGAAAACGGCCATGGCTCCGCTACTTACCGTTCCAATCGTTGGCCCAATTGCCGAGTCTGGCTTGAGCCCAAGAAAGATGTCTCCAAGGGCATCCCCTGGCGTTGCCGCTATTTATTCATTCTGGGAGGCCGTCAACGAGTCCAAGAACGGAGACGACCAAGATAGGGCCTCCAAGGCGTGGCTCCGGGCTGCCGGGTCGCTCGGGCTTGGCGTGCAGAACGTCAGGATGGCCGACTACCTCATGGAAGGAGAGTTTGAGGTCGTTGACGAGCCTGTAGAGTTCATTGAGGGCCTGTTGTACGGCAAGCGCGACAACCAGCCTCTGAATCCGCTTAGGCCGCTGAGCGACTAGCCAGTATAGCTTGCGGCGATCCGGGGAGAGCCTAGCCTGTAAGGAGGCCTCCCCATGTCCCGAATCCGGGCCCTTGCTCTTGCTGGTCTTACGCTGTGCGCTGTTGCCTATGTAGCGATTCCGCAAGTCGTTGATGCTGCTAGCCTTCCTGGTTCCGGGAAGGTGCCGCAGTACGGCCTTACTGGCGGTAGCGTCGCCAGGCCGATGCGCGTGAACGATGCGGGTCAGCTCGAGGTCGAGGTCAGCGGCACTGCTACCACCTCGATTAGCGGGTTTGTGTCGAGCAAGCTCCTGGCTCCTGATGGCGGAGCGATGCCATATCCGCTGCCCGTCGCCGGTGAAGTGACTATCGGGGCGCACCAGTCTGTCTGGCTTGCGACTCCGGACGGTGGCATCGTCGAGGGGCCGTTCCCCATCAGCGGAAGTGTTACCGCCTCCGGCACTGTTGCGGTGTCCAACCAAAGCTTCTTCCTTGCAACGCCGGACGGTGGCGTTCAAGAGGGTCCCTGGAGCGTTAGCGTCAGTAACCAGTCGTTCTTCCTGGCAACCCCCGATGGCGGCGTGGTCGAGGGCCCGTTCCCGGTAAGCGGCTCCGTTACCGTCAGCGGTAGCGTTACGGCATCTGGCACGGTTGGCGTGTCCAACCAGTCGTTCTTTATCGCCACTCCGGACGGTGGAGTTGTGGAAGGCCCGTTCCCCGTCTCTGGGGCTGTTACGTTCGCCACTCCGCAGCGAGTCTACATCGCCACCCCGGACGGCGGCGTTGTCGAGCGCATGCCCATCGACATACAGGACGACATCTCGGCCAAGGTCAAGCTGATCTCCAGGGTGGACGGTACCACGGCTGTCTGGGCCGCCTCGAACGAGTTCGGGCACTCCATTGTTCAGCTCTCCGATGGGGCTCCTGATGGCGGCGCGCTTGGCACGTCGTCCAACCCGATTGTTTCTTCCGGCGTGATTACCGGCATAAGCGGCGCCAACTCCAGCGGCTACAGCCCGACTACTGGCAGCTGCGTTACCACCTCCTGCTCGACCGTTGGCGACGGTGGCGTTGTCACGCTGGCGGCCGGCACGACCTACCGCAGCGCCGTTACTAGCACCAGCGCCATTGCTATCAATAACGGCGGGGCCTGCACCTCGTTTACAACTGCCGGCAACATGGTCCAGAACGAGGCCACGACCGAGCCCTTCCGGCCCCAGGCATACGCAGACGGTGGGGTGCCGATCTTCTCGTGTTGCGCGTATACGGGCACGGCCGTCTGGAACGTCTGCCCGGTCCAATAACCATGCGCCGACTAATCGTTGCGGCGACGGCGGTCTTCCTGCTGTCTGGGATGGGTTACAGCATCGACACGTCGATGCAGCTCACGCCCGGACAGCCTCCTCCCGTGGTCGGAAAAATCGACTGGACGACTAGCGGAGCTTCCAGCTGGAGCGGGGCGCCGACTCCTACGATTGATTGCTCGGCCGCAGCCACAGACGGGGCATTCACGTGTTCTGGCGCAACGGCAAGCAAACAGGGATCTCCTACAACTTCGGCCAGCCCATACTACCCTAGCGGATTCTCCGGCGCCCAACTCACATCAAACACTGTTAGCAACAACTCAAACTATTGGGACCTTGGGGACGTTGCCGACGTTACAACGTCTCTATGGTTTTGCGCCGTCGCCAGACCTACAGCGGCAGGAGTAATATTTGCCAAGGACGCAAATGCTCCAAGCGCAGGAACAAGCAGGTCGTACTATCTCAGGTACGATGGAACAAGCTTTCTATTCAGAGTATTCAAGACAGATGCCGAATACACCACTGTAACAGCCGCAGGATCCATCAACGCATGGAATGTAGTATGCGGAACATTCGACGGGTCGGGTGGAGACGGCTCCGGAATTATTAGGCTGCAAGCGAATACGACCGTAGGTACCCCAAGCACAACGGCAATTTCGCCTGCACAGTCGTCCAATGCGCCCCTTCTTATTGGTCAGTACGGCTGGGGTGGAGACGGGTGGGATGGAGAAATCCAGCGAGTAACGCTGGGCCTTGGCGTTGCCTCCGCCTCGCAGCTCGCGCAGATGGTCGCTGGCTACCAGTCGCTGATCGCGAGCAAGCCGACTATCGCATCTACGGCATGGCCAAGGGCCGGAACGCCTACCGTTGACTGCGTCGCTGCCAGCTCTGGCGGAGACCTGGCGTGCTCAGGGCTATCCGTTAGCAAGGAGGGCGGAGCACAGACTACGTCAACCTCAAGCTACTACCCTGGATATTCGGCCGTAACAAACGGATCAACGGATTACTGGAGCGCCGGCGATACGGTTGACCCGCTTACGTCGTTTACGTTCTGCACGGTGTTCTACCCAACCGCTGCCGCCTCCGACATTATTAGCAAGTTCATAAATCCGGGTCACATGCAGTTCACTCTTTGGTACAACAGTGACCAGGCCTACTTCTATGTTCACGGAGCGGCTGACGGATCTTCGTTTACTCGTCTTGACTCTGGCGCGTCAACGGTAGCGCTAAATACCTGGCACGTTCTTTGCGCCAGCTACCTATACGGAGCCGGAGATACCGGCGTCATGCGCATGCAGGTTGACTCAACCGTCCCGTCTCCTGCGACGTCAGCAAAGTCAATTGTGGCAGACGCTGACGGGCCCCTGTTGATTGGGGGACAGAACAAGTTCACTGGAGGAATCTCGCGCGCCACGTTCTGGAAGGGGGTTGCGGCCTCTGCTGATGAGCTTAGTGAAATGGTGGCCTTCTATAGGTCGTACCTTCTGGCGAAGACGGACCCGGGGCTCAAGGTAGTGTGGACTCGCGCTGCGACGGAGACCGTGTGCCCCGTGTCTGACGGTGCGTGCTACACGGTTGCTGCTGGTACTCCGGCTATCGGCCAGTATGGGGCGGGAGTTTGGCCGGCGCGAAGGAACGAGGCTCCATATAGCGAGCCGTACGAATGGAGTGGAGGTGGGCTAGCAAAGTCACACGTTACAATTACGGAGGCTACTACTCTTGCTCCAAACGGGGGCTCCGCTTCGCTTGTTACAGACGACGCCGGTACGTACGACAGATATCTCGCGTATCTGTATACGCCATTTGCCGAGCCGATGACATACTCCGTGTACGCCAAGGCTGGAACTATTTCAATCATAGCCCTGTCGATTGACTACGGTACGTCTTGGACTTGGTTTGATCTGTCTTCGTGTTCTGCTGGAACAACCGGGTCCGGAAATACACCGTTCGCAGAAGACATTGGCGGAGATTGGTGTCGCGTTGGGCTTACGAAGACAATGCCTAACACGTCTAACACGTATGTTACCGTCGGACTGTCCAAGGTTGACGGCTCAATTAACTACAACGGCGACGGAGCTGGAACCGTATACCTGTGGCGAGCGCAGAACGAGCGCGGCTCCTACGCAACTCCTCCGATCTACCAGGCTGGAACGCTTACGACTAGGCCCGTAACAGTCGCAAGCGTCTCCAGTCAGCGCGCGGCCGGTCCGGGCTGCATCGGGGGCACGTTCTCGTCGCCAAACTGGAGCACGTCAGCAAAGCGCTGGCTGTTGTCGCAAGGAACGGCGGAAGGCGCCAACTCGCTATCGTTAGGGCTCGACGCCTCGAACAACCTCGTCTGTGATAGCTACGACGCGGGGGCGACCCAGAAGAAGGCCATAGTTGCCCAGGCGTTTGCCGCAAACTCGTCTAAGGCGCTGCTGTGCTGCTGGGACGGAAGCTCGCCTAGCCTGTACGTGGATGGCGCTCTCCAGGCGTCAACGGTTAGCGGCAGTGGCACGGGCCCCGCCAGCGTCGGAACCATGTACATCGGTAGCGGCTCCGCTGCCGGCGCTAGCGCGTTTGGTGGCCACGTCTCCAAGGTTCTCGAGTGCAAGAACGCCAGGGCTTCGGCCTGCAAGTAGAGGTAGACAATGGCAAGGTTCGGCGGCCCATTTCTGAAGAACCCAACGAATCCGTCCGAAGAGGGCGTTTGGTCTGGTAGCGGGATTGCGTCTGCCGTTACCAGCCTGGCTACTGGCTACGAGTCCGGCAAGGCGGCGCCAGGCCTGGTGTTCAGCCACTGCTTCCCTACCGCGTTTACCGCCGCCGCAATCAACACGCAGCTAACGGCTATTGCCTCCGCCAAGGCCACGCTTCACCTGATTCCGGGCACGTGGACCATTGACGCAGCGGTCACTGTTCCGGCGAACGTCCATCTTGTTATCGAGGTCGGGGCGGTATTGACCAAGAGCGGCTCCGGCACTGTCGCGATCAACGGACCACTCACAGCGCCTTTAATTCAAGTGTTCTCCGGGTTTACGTCTGGAGTGTCGATTGGCGGTGGACACGTTGATTGCGTTTTTCCGCAATGGTGGGGCGCCTCTGCGGATGGATTGGCAGATGACGCTGGCGCAATTCAGGCCGCAATCTCTGCAGCAGGCGCTGGAACTGTATTTTTCCCTGTCGGCACCTACCGCGTAGCATCGTCGCTCAGCTTGACAAACCACTATACAACGTTCGAAGGCGTTGGGTCCGGCGGGTCGGTCATTAAAGCGGATGCATCGGTAAAGGCGTTCGCGGTACCTGGCGGAGACGGCCAGATTGGGCGACACGGACTGCGCTTTCGGCGGCTGATGATTCAGGGTCAGGCTGCCACTACGCCAGCCGAGTTCGCAATCACGGTTCCGGCCCCTACTGCTCCGATCACGAAAATGGAGTTTGGGGCGCTCTTCGACGACGTCGAGTTCAACAACATCAAAGTGTTCGACTGCAGCGGGAAAGCTGTCGAGATGACTGGCTGTAAGTTTGAGGCCGTCCAGTTTAACAACGCACCTATTGCTTTATCGTCAACGGAGGCGAGCAACACGATCTGCTTCGACCGGTGCCGCTGGTCTGGAATCACGGCCGCGCTTCCGGCGTGCTCGCTATACGGAGAAAGCATCTCGCTAGAAGGCTTCCTGTTCAGATTCTGCGTGTTCGAGAGCATTGCGCGCCAGGCAGTTCGAATCCAGAACGCGTATGCTGTGACGTTCGATAGCTGCTACTGGGAGAACTGTAATACAGCGGCCGGAGACTACCCATATGTTGACTGCTGCACATCTGCGCACACGATCAACTTCAAGGGCTCGTGCTATGTAAACGCGACGGGTGGCGACGAGTTCCTTGGTAGCTCCGACGCTGGCGTTACATCTATTCCGGCCGTGCTGTTTGACGGTCTCTTCCTCGCCGCCGGTACGATTGACTCAACGCTTCTTCCGGATGTCGTCTATCTGCATGATAACGCCGCAGGTGGAGCGTCAAGTGCATCGTTCAAGTGGCCGATCAAGGCCTCCGGCGGAATCGTAGGAACGGCGACTAGCAGCGGGACGGCAATCGCCAACAAGGTTGGCAATGCCACGTCGCTAAGCACGACTGGCGACAAGATTGTCTCGTGGTACAACGACAACCTCTCAACTGAAAAGGCGTACATCAACAAGGATGGGAAGGGATACTTCGCCGGAGGACTACTCCTCGGCGACGCGCTCACGTCAAATGGCACAGTCTACGCAAACGAAGTAATCGGGCAGTCCGCAAGCGTGGCAACTGGCCTGGTTGGAACAGCCACCGATGGGGCATCGGCCGTCGCGTGCAGGTCGTCTAACGCTGAAACACTAACGAACGCAACTGCGAAGATTCACGCCTTCTATGCCGGATGGCGATCGTCAGAGGCTGCAAGAATCTACGCTTCAGGACGTGGCTCGTTTGATGGCGGCGTGTCTGTTCTTCATGTCGGAGCACTTCCGGCCGCAGGAGCAACGTATAGAGACACACTGGCGGCTGTCGCCGGAGGCACAGGCGTCCCAGATCGGCTTTATGTCTGTCTAAAGGACGCTGACGGAAGTTACAACTGGCGTCCGGCCAGCACTCCAAATGTAGCGGCCGCAGCCCCGACGACAGGAACCTGGGTTGTCGGCGATATCGTCTACAACTCCTCCCCCTCGGCAGGCGGAAGCGTCGGCTGGGTCTGCGTAGACGCAACCGGTTCAGGAACCTGGAAAGAATTCGGGCCCATCAGCCTGTAAGGATAAGCCATGTCAATCAAACTCGGCTCGACGGTCTCACCTCCAGGCGTCTTCAATGTCAAGTCTTATGGCGCTACGGGACTTGGCTCCGCTGACGATGCTGCTGCGATCAACGCAGCAATCTCTGCTGCGGCCGGCGCTACCGTGTTCATGCCTCCGGGGACCTACAAGATCGCCAGCGCAGTAGCGTTCCCGATGACGGTTGCTCTGCGCATGGAGCGCGGCGCGATGTTCTTGTACGCGTCCGGAGGAACGCTGGCGATTGCCGGCCAGCTCGACGCCCCAGAGGACGCGCAGATATTCAGCGGATGGGACTCTGGTCTTACGCTTGGTGCGTATGACAGCCCTTCCGGTTACGCCGAAAAGAAGACGGTTACGCCCAACCAGTTCGGTGCGCACGTTGACGGGTGGAACGACGACAAGCCACACATCGACCAAGCTCTTGCCGCTCTGCACGCAGGAGGTGGGGGCCGGCTCAGGTTGCTACCCGGAAATGCGTACATCTGCAAAACTACGCTGACGTTTCCGACGACTCCTATTGTTGTTGAGGGAGCGTATGGCGTCGGTCTAAACATACAGCCTGCGTGCCTAAACTGCACCGCCAGAGACGGTACTGCTGGCGTCAAGATCGACGGAACTAGCCGTGGCGACAGCGGTTTCGCTATGCGAAACGTTTACATATTAGGAAACGACGATGTAGTTGAAGAGGGAGACGTTGGGCTTGGCCCGTGCCTGCACGTTTACAACGGTTCTAGGTACGAGTTCGACAACGTCTACACGTACAAGGGATCCCAGGGCATCTACATCGAAGACGCCTACATCAACAAGTTTGAATCGTGCAAGGCGTACTATGCCGTAGGGGACGGAATCAAGATTGACGGAAACTATAACACGTTTAGGCACTGTCAGACTGCCGGAAATCGGGCTTGGGGTATTCATGTAGTTGGAGGAGTTACCAACAAGTGGCTAGGAGACATTAGCAACAACGCGCTTGGCGGGATCTGGCACGAGGCGGGTCTTCAGAACACGTTCTCCGGATACTACGAGCCAACTAGCGGCGGTAACGCCAGAACGATGTTGAAGGTAGATTCTCCCTCCTCGTTTAGCGTTGATGCTAGCGACGTGTGGGGCGGGTCTGCCTGTTCTGATGTTATAGACAACGGAATTAACACTCGCGCCCCACTGGGAAGTGGTGTTGTTGGAAGACACGCGCCAGACTGCCTGGTGACAAATCAGCTTCCAGGATCGTCATTCAGTGCTGCGGCAGACATCTTGGAGTATTACGAGGTAGACGCGGCCAAGAGCGACATCACTCACGAGCCTGCAGACGGTGTGTCTACCGGAACGTCCATGAAGCTTGCGGCTCTAAGCACAAGCATGGCGTCGGCCGGAAAGTTGCTCTACGTGGCCGACATGCCTGTTGCTGGAGATGTGTTCTTGATTACCGGATGGGTTAAGGCGTCTACCGCGATGTATCGCGGCACTCTTGCCCAGCCAGGCTTCTCTGTGGATCTTACCGCGTCAGTGGGAAACGGAACAAGATACCCAGACAACGCACAGTATCCGTATGCCGATACTTCGTGGAGACGATTTAGCGCATATTTCAGCGTTACTACTAGCTTCACGTCAGGACTGTACCTGTTCCTATCTATTACTCAGCCTCAGATTGGAGACTGGATCAAGGTTACGGACCTGATGCTGATCAAGAACCCGCCAAAGGGAATTGACCCGCTCAGTATTCCCTACGTGTCAACGCCATCCGGGTCCACTAGGACGGCAAAGATCCAGGCCATTCCGGCCCAGCTTAACGAGAAGGTGCGCTTTGGCGGCGACGGCTCTACCACTGGCCAGCTCGTGACGTGGGCGTCTGCGGCTCCGACGTCTGGAACGTGGACCGTTGGCAGTATCGTCTACAACTCCGCTCCCTCCTCTGGCGCCGAGATCGGCTGGGTCTGCACTAACGCCTCCGGGGCCGGCACGTGGTCCGTCATCTGCCCCGACGCTGGAGCATCGGCGGCGGGCAAGGTCAGCACGGGCACACAGACTCTCGCCGGGGCCAAGACGTTCTCCACTAGCGTCACCAGCCCGCTGTTTACTCAGACGGCAGGCGGCTGGGACGACCTGAGCTTCCAGCTCACGGGGCTTTCCGCAAGCGCTGGCACAACTCCTGTCATGCAGCGGATCATGGACGCTACCGGAACTGGTTCGACTGCCGGCGTCTTTGGGTGGGGGTTCCTGGACTCGCGCGAAGATGACTTGGTCTTCAACGCGCAGATGCCGCACTCTTACAAGGTTGGCTCGGACATCAAGGCTCACGTGCATTGGACGATGCCGACGACCACGACCGGGACGGTGCGCTGGGGACTCGAGTATGCGTGGGCAAACACGGCCGGAAACTTCCGAGTTACCGCGCCGGCGTCTACGAAAACATCACTATCCGGCAACGTCGCGACAATTACGTTCGGCGCGACGCACGGATTGAAGGTCGGGCAGAATATCGTGGTTAGCGACGCCGACGAGGGCACATACGATGGTAACCACCGAATCACGGCCGTCGTGGACACTGGTGGCGTGTACACGATCTCCTATGCCGTGACCCACGCGGATATCGCAGAGGCCGCAGACACTGGCGTTGTCGTATACGGCTACACGATCCACATCGAGGCCAACGAGGTTCTGGGGAGCGATAGCCGCTGGAAGCATATCGTTACGGACCTTGGGACAATTGCCGGTTCGCGAGCTGGAACGGATATCGGGATTTCAAACGTCCTACTGTGTCGCTTCTATAGGCCTGTTCTTGAGGCGCACATTGCCGAGCGCGTTCCTGCAATCGCAATCGACTTTCACTACCAGAAGGACGGCTTCGGGTCGTCTAGCGAAACTAGCAAGTAAGAAAGGGGCAGTACCATGTCGGGTAGGCTTAGTGGTCCAGTCATGCAGAACCCGAGCGACACTAGCAAGATCGCTCTACAGTCGGTTGACCATATCGCGTCTAAGCTTCCGTCTGCCAGCGGGTCTGCGGCTGGTTTGGTGACGACCGGCGCGCAGACGATTGCCGGCGCCAAGACGTTTACCGGGGTCGTTAACGCCGATGCGGGTATCGCCGTTGATACCAACAAGTTCACGGTTGCCGGAGACGGGTCTGGCGATACGGTTGTTGCCGGTACGCTGCAGGTTGCTGGCGCTGCTTCGCTTAATGGCGGCATCGCGGTAGACGGCACGGCGTTCACCGTTGCAGACACGAGCGGAAACGTTGGCACGACCGGGAGCCTTACGGTCGGCGGAACCGCTGCGCTGAATGGCGGAATTACCGTTGACACAAACAAATTTACGGTCTCCGGAGACGGATCCGGGAACACGGCAATCGCCGGAACCCTCGGCGTTACAGGGGAAGTCGACCTGTCCAGCACTCTTGCCGTTGCCGGCCTGGCCTCGCTGAGTGGCGGAATCGCTGCTACCTCTGCGTTTCGTCTGTACCCGGCGGAGGCGCAGCCAGTTACGCCGGTTGCCGGGGCGCCTTCCGCTGGCGGTTCTATCACGGCCGGAACGCACAGCTACAAGGTGACGCTCGTTTCGCCGGAAGGCGAGAGCCTACCGTGCGCAAAGAGCAACGTCGTTACAACGTCTGAAGAAAACGGCACGGTTGGACTTACCGGAATTCCGCTTGGATCGGCTCGCTGCACGGCTCGAAAGGTCTACCGTACCGATGCGGGCGACGCTGGCGACTGGAAGCTGATTGCAACGATTGCCAACAATACGGCAACCACGTACTCGGACACGTCCGCCGACGGCGCTGGCGCTGCTGCCCCGTCAGCCAACTCCACGGCCAACGCCGTTACCGGGGAGGTTGCGCTTACGAGTGGGGCTCGGGTCGGAGCCGCCATCTCTGGCGCCACGCTGGCGACCATCAAGGGCATCATGACCTGGACGTCGGCTTCCACGGACATCGGATCTATCGCTGCCGGAGAGCAGGCGTCTACAGCCTTCTCGCTTACTGGTGTTGCGGCTGGAGACTTCGCGGCACTGGTTGCGACGGGTGGAACGCTTACTGCCGGGCTGTCTTTCTCGGTCATATGTTCTGCAGATGCGATCAATCTGATCCTTGTGAACAACACTGCGGCGCCAATCGACTTGGACGCGATGACCTTTTCCTTCGTCTTGGCAGACATCACGTAGAGGTGAGCCAGTGAGCCGCGAGATTGAAAGCCTTCTAAAGTGCTGGCCGGTAATGCTGGCAATCGTAGGCGCGCTGTGTACCGGCGCTGTCTCGGTTGCCCAGGGGCGCTCGACTGCTAGCGTTGTCGATAAGCAGGAGGAGCGCGTCAGGGAACTGGAGGAGAGAGCCGCAGAAAACCGCTCAGATCACAGGTACATTAGAGATCAGTTGCAGGAAATCAAAGAGTTGGTCAAGCGCCGTTAGAGCCTTGGAGTGGTCATGCGGTTTGTCGCTGTAGCGTTCGTTTTGCTGTCCAGTTGCGCCTCGGTTTCCTCCTCGCGTCGTATCGAGTTCCGCCATAACGAAGAGTTGGGCGTCATGTGCGTCGAGGATGCGCAGTGCAAGCCTAGCGCCAGGGGCCTGGCGTGCATGACCGAGGAAGTGTGCATGACTGAGGCCGAGTTTGCCAGGGCCCTGGATCGTAGCGGCTCCGTCGAGCAGTAGCCATGCCGCTGCCATCGCGAGCTATTAAATACCTGCCATGCTTTGAGGCGTCTGGGACAAAGTGGAAGCTTGACCCATACGTTTTGGCCTCCCTGTGTGAGCGGGAAACCGCTTGCGGAACGTCTCCGCTGCTAGACAAGCCGGGGCCTAGCGGAAGAGGGGACGGCGGCCACGCCTACGGTCTGATGTGCATTGACGACCGCTGGCATGGCGACTGGCTGAAGACGCACGCATGGTGGGAACCGTCGATCAATATAGACAAGGGCGCTGAGATATTTGCGTCCAGTAATCGAATGCTTGGCGGATATCTGCCGGCCATGATTGCTGCCTATAACTGCGGGCCACGAAAAGCTTCTAGATTGTTGCTAGGCTTGAATTCGCAGACAAGCGAAGAGGAGAAGATTGTAAAGCTGGATGCGATTACCACTCGCAACTATGTGAGCGGAGTGCTGCACATTCTGGAGGCGTTCAAAAAGTGAGCCGTCCACTTCCATCAGATCAGATAGTCAATGAACCGCTGTTTTGGCGCAAGGTGAGAGTGTGCGAAGGGGATGGGTGCTGGGAGTGGATTGGGGCGCAGAGCAAGGGGTACGGATCAACGCGGGTAAAAAGGTGCGGTCGCTGGAAAACGACGAAAGCCCATAGGGTTTCGTGGGAGATGAAATTCGGAGGAATTCCAGCCGGAATGTTCGTATGCCACCATTGCGATAATCCGCTGTGCGTCAGGCCGGACCATCTGTTTCTTGGAACGAACGCTGACAACATGAGGGACATGGCGAGGAAGCATCGCGGGTTAATTCAGTGTGGAGAGGGAAACAATGCGGCAAAGCTGACGGCCGAGCAGGTTCGCGAGATCAGAAGGAGAAGGGCCAGCGGAGAAACGCTTGTTTCGCTTGGAAGGTCGTTCGGTGTCACCTATCAGGCGATTTATTACATTGACATCGGAAGGAACTGGAAGGAAGTGCAATAATGGAGACCAAGGCCAACACGCCTTTCTATGCTGACAAGTCGTTCTTGCTTGTTGTTCTGACGCCGATTCTGCTGTTCGCCGGCAAGAAGCTTGGCATCTCGCTCAACGTCGAGGAGATTGCTGGT